GTAAATTACCATAAGAATATCCTCCTTACTTTTTTAACTTTGATTCGTTGAGTTCTTTTTGTAGTCGCTCGATCTTATTTTCTAAGTAGTCTAAACGCATAGAAGTAGCCCAAGTGACACCAGCAGTGATAAGAGTAGCAATAGCTAAAAGTTTGATATCTTTGCGGTTTGCTCTAAAGCGTCTCTCTACACTATTAGTATATTCTACAATTTTACCAGTGGTGTTATGTTGAGCGATTACTGCCTGAACTAATTTGTGTACTTTATTATTAGTTTGAACTGCGTTTGTCGTTAACGATTCAATGATTTCTCCTAAGTTTTGTGTGTTATTCATTTGTATCGTCTCCTTTGTTTTCTTTTTCAATTTCTGCTTTTACTTTTTTCATAAATTCATCCCATTTTCCATTACGAAAATACATAAGTCCTACCATAACAAGACTTCCTGAAATTTGTCCCTGTTCTTTATATAATGGTAGTAAATCCTCTTCGCATTTAACCTTAAAATCAGCTAATAGTTTTTCGTCTTTTTCTGAGAGCTTAGTCTCTAAAGTTTCTGGACGTTCTTGTTTCATTATTTTCCATCTCCTCATATCTTTGTTTAGTACGTTCTATAAATTCTTTCCACTCACCACGTTCCCATGATAAATAAGCATCTAACATTAGACCGCCCCACATTTTGTTACCATGTTTACTAGCTAGTGGTTTCAACTCCTCTTCGACAAGTCTACTATATTCATGGACATCTTGTCTACCACTCATTTTTACTTACCTCCGTTTTCCATTGCTTTCTTCACTGCCTCTGTTACCTTCTCAGCAACAGTCGCGTCTAGTTGTTTATCCTCAATCCAACCTGACACTAGTGTCACTGCAAAACCTAAAGCGGTTGTTACTAACCCCGCTACTTTTAACATTTTTTGTTTTTCCATCTGATTTTCCTCCTTCGCATTTTATAGTTTTTACCAGACAAAATAAAAAGTGATACCGAGCGACTCGAACTCTGGTATCGTGGAAGGGCCGTTTTCGCGTCTAGGTATTCCCCTTCCATTATATAGGTTGTAAATTCTGCGAACCTGCAAAAAGAAAAAGAGAAAGGCCGGTCTCGAACCTGACAACTTCTCCGCGTTTGCGGTTGCTTTATCCCATGGAATACATCCTAGTGTATACCTTAAGCTACTTTCTCTATACGGAAATATGGGGGAGTTCGAGTCCCCTTCTCTCAACATTTAGTTGAGTGCTTTAATCACGTAAGCGACATCCTTTCCATTAAACAGATTGCAAATCTTGCGAATCCTGCAAAAAGAAAACTAAAGAGAGCTGTTAACTCTCTAAGTTGCGTAATAGCTCTTTAGTATCACGTATTTTATTTCGTCCTAGTATATACCCTCCTAAAATTAGGTAACCTCCTAATAACGCCATACATAAGTATTTACCACAATCTATCGCGCAATCCTCAATGATTAAGTGTCTCTTTAGTTGTAATCGTTTATCCATTTTTAATTCCTCCTTTGGGTCTTTCCCATAATACGAGTTGTATGTTGTGCGAGGTAAAGAGAAAAAAGAGAAGTGCCTGTTAAACACTCCTCCTTCTTTAAAGATATTTTCTACTCTTCGTCTTTGTTAGACTCTCCATCTTCAGTTTCATCGTACGAATAATCATTAACTTCACTATCTTTAGGTTTCCAATTAGGGTTATATAATTGGTCGTGTACTCGTCTACCCATTATAGCTAAAGCAGTTCCAAGCGCTCCCACTACAACAGCAGATCCAGTAAATAACCAAACGTTAGCCCAATTGATTTCACGTTTCTTAGTTACATTAACTTTCTTAGTTTCGATTAAATTTGACATGGTAGGTTCCTCCTTAAGATTTTTAGTTTTTATTTACCTTCCATTATAGGGATTGTAAATATTGCTAAAAGATAAAAAGGAAAGGGATTGTAAATTCCCTCGCCTTTCGAACTTGTTGACTTATTTGAGTTTTAAAAACTTCATAACAAATCCTAATGTCTTAGACGTGAAAGTTCCAGTCTTCTCGAACTCAAATCCTGCTGCTACAAAGCCGGCAGTCAAGACTAAAGGTACAACGATTGCAATACCGTCTAATATCATTCTTACGGGAGCTTCCCAAGGTTTTATTGCTTGACCCTCACGTCGCTCTTTAAGAACCATATTCAACAACATTAAATCCTCGATTGCTTTGGTCTTTTCTTCCCCTTGTAAGTTTGGGATTTGTTCGAGAAGCTCTTGAATTTGCATCTCTAATTCCATTGTAATATTGTCTTTTTTCATTTTTATTTCCCCTTTCGGTTTTTATGTTCCATTATAGGAGTTGTAAATATCGCGTTACTCGCGTACGGACTTTTTACGCAAAACAATAATAGTTTTCTTCTTAAAGTCTTCAGTATTCATTTCTAGCATAGGCATCTCCGTATCTTCTGTATTGAAGAATGTAATAAAACCGTCAACTTTACGGTGATTATAATTATATCTAGTAATAACCACTCCCGCAATCACACCTAGTAAGAACATTAAACCATATAGAATATAAGTCATCTCCATAACTCATAAGCTCCTTCCATTTTGTTTTTGAGAAAAATCCCACTGGGAAAATTTTGAGTTTCGAAAAAGAAAAAAGAAGAGAGTCATGTAGACTCCCTTAATCTTTGTGTTGAGACGAACACTCCGTTAAGAGCGCCCAAACCTCCACCATCCATTCTATATAGAACGTTAGTATAAATACCACTGCTAACCAGCCAGCCGTATCGAGCCATTGTTTCATAATTAATTGGTCTCTCATAGCCGGATCGAAAGTTAGTGATGCCGATACATTCATTCCTACTAAAACGATTAGCGCAAGGATTGTCACTCCTATTGGTAATGTCCAATCTCTATTCTCAATGAATAATAATAATCTTTTCATAATAATCTCTCCTTTTCATATGGGTATCTTTCCCACTAAAGGAGTTGTAAATATCGCGTATGTATATAGGAGTCCGCCCGTACAGACAGACCCCTTGTTAATTATTTGTCGCTGTTAGGTTTAGTATATCCTAATGCGCGTGCACTATCAGAGAATCCTGTAGTAGTTGGGTCAGCAACCACACCTACAATCATCAATACTGCGAATAACGCATTGATAAATACTAGCATGCGGTCTGATACAGCACTGAAGTCCACAGATACGTTAAAGATAGCCATAAAAGTTTGTACTAATAAAGCTAAAGCCGGTACCAATGTGATAAAGAATTGTGGGTTTTGTAAACGAACTTTCCAGTTAATTTTATTCATAATGTAAATCCTCCATTTATTTTTTTATTTCATCTTTGATTTCTTTAATGTCTTCTTTCAAAGCATCTACTTTTTCTACTAGAGCTAGCATAATCTTGTTATCCTTATCATGGTTGTCAAGACGTTTTTGATGACGCTCTAATTCAATTATATTTTTCTCGACTAACATATCTAATCTAGTTAATCTCTGTTCTTGAGCTGCTAATCTAGTAGCAAAGAATGTCCAGAGACCAGCTAGACCTACTAGGAAGCCGATGAACTGATAAATGTCAGTTGGATTAAATGACATTAACTATCAACCTCCTTAACTTTCATATTTTCTTACGATGGAGATAGCATTAGTTAATTCGTTATATTCGACGTTAAGTCTATACATCTCATCGTCTTTTCTAGTCATTTTCTTATTGACTGCATCTAAAGAAGCTTCAATCCTCTGTTTCTCTAAAAATAAGGTACCAGATTCGTTTCGAATCCCTTCCATCTCCTTAGTAACTTCTAATAATCTAGCTTCCATTTTTTCTAAGCCATTCATATATAAACCCCCTCATTATATAACGTAACTATTTCCATCAAATCCTATCCACTTGTTGCTAGAATTATACTTCCTTATTTCAACGTAACCGTTCGTACGGACGTATAGAGTTGTTGGGTTATAATCATAATCCATACACACCATATACAAATCCTTAGATGGTCTATATCCCTCAGGTATGAATAAGACCTGAGCACCCCAACTAGTATTACCTGAGTTTCCAGATATATTACCTCTAAAATATACGGTATTCTTGTCTTTAGAAACTTGTAAACCTTCGCTAGACCAACCTCCTCTAGTGGATACGTTAACCCACTTAGGAGATGTGTCTGCGCTAGTAGGGGCAAATAACACCCAGCTAGTCCAAGTGTTAGCATTCATACGTCTCATCCAAATCTCGTCCCTATCCATAGGTGTATAATATTGAACCAGATATGTGTTAAGAGAATGGTGATTAATCACCGTTAAATATCCAGTCTTGTTTACACCATTAGGTAGGTTAGTCATATTATCTGTAGCGTACATACCGCCTATGATAGCCGTATTAGCACTACCTATAAGTCGCTTCGTACGACCGTCTGGTCTGGTTATAGCTGGATACTGAACTAGTTTACCTCGACTAAATATCTCTCCGTCTACGTCAAGCATACCATTTTCTCTAATCTTACCAATACCTAATCCGTCAGGAGTATAACTTATTAAAACCTTTTCAGACGGTACTGGAGAAGGAGCTTCTGCAAATATACCATCTATAAACTTGTCGGATATAGTGGCTCTTACATGGAACGCAAACTCAGGTGAAAACGAACCTGTCAAATTAACAGTAGAGTTGATAAGTGTATCAACCGTCATGTTCGTTAGAGCTCCACCAATATTATTATTCCAATAAGGCTCAGTCGTCTGTTTCGTCTGGAATGACATGGATAAGGTATTTTTGTTCTGACCGTTAATCTTAATAGGAGCTATTTTTACGTTACGATACACAGTAATAGTGTCGTTACGCTCGCCTGACCTTATAGCGTATATAGATGCTATAGGTGCGTGATACTCCAAAACTGTAATATCTTTCATAATTTCATTAGATTTATTACCACGTGAGTCCGTTACGTAGGCTCTAATTCTAAAGTTTCCGTGTTTATCAAAGAATTTAAATTTCGAATTATCACTGGATACCGAGTTGTTAGCATCTACCACTTCAGCATAGTAAGAGGATATAGTAGATCCCATGTAGCCAGACGCTTCATTGAACTTAATACCAATTATACTTAATGTCTGGACGAATATATCACTAGTAGATATATCCTTTAGTTTAGGATAAGTCTCAGTTAAAGTGATACTGCCTAATAATGGTTTAGCACTACTAGGTAGCGGTACATTATAGTTATAAGAATACTCGTCCTCACCTATCTGAGTATCGCCCTCATAAGTTCGTATACAAATATCCATAGGACCTTGGTTAGCATTAGATATCCTAGTTGCTAGGTTAGGGTCTGGAGTAAATGTAACACTAGTCCCATGATTTTTCCCTAAGTCAATCCAGCTAGAACCATACATCTTATACCATACTTGATGCGTATATGAATCGCTAGTTCTATTAATGTTCACAGTAATAGGCGAGTTAAGATTCGTGATTGAGACCGTACCAGCAGTACTAGATCTAGCAATATCAGTTAAGGTAAAGTTTTCACCGAACCATTCGATATTACCTAAATTAGAAATATCAAGCATCCTAGCATATATTTGAACAGTCTTAGACCCATTATTGTTATGAGGTACTTTGACTGATCCACTTGCTAAATTCACGGTACCGTTTCGGGTATCGAACGCATGATATTTACTATATACAGTTTTATCGTCAATCCAAACCTCAGCTAAAGCATCGGGACTTAAGTTATAAGCCCAAGCTGTGTCATTAGCCAGTTTAAGATTCCAGTCAAGCATACTGTAGTTACCATTTCGGTCAACACTAGACTCAGTTACCTCTAAAACTAATTTGACATATCGGTCCCAAGTGGATTTAGATATAGTTTTACTATTCGCCATATTTATTCCTCCTATCTAGGTCCTACATATCGTAATACATTAATTTTAGGGTTAGCTTCATATTGAGAAGTAACGTAATATCCAATCTGGATACTCTTAGTGAATACCCCGTTGTCGATGTGGATAACACCGTTTGAGATATACATAACCTCTGAACCTGAGGAGAACATAGATATCCTTCTAGGTTTCACCATAATATAACTATCTCCAGACCTGTCACCTATCGCTAAGCCTTCGTTAGAGAATTTCATGTTCGCGTCAACCGCGTTCCATACAGCTGTCATATTTTCTAGATTGGCTTGAATTAATTCCATTCTAGACGACATTGTGATTAGGTCTCTCTCGGCTTGCTTACGTTCATTTTCTCCGGCTTTAATCATTGCTTCGAACGATTTAACCCAAGCGTTTACAGTATCGATAGCTGCTCTAGCTGCTAGCTCTTGCTCCATTACTAATATAGAGTCGTTTATAGCTTTAAGTTGCTCAGCTTTTAAAGACTTATCTTTATCTAATAAAGCTCTAGTCTCGTCAGCCTTCTTAGTAGCTTCGGCTATTTTTTTATCGTACTGCTCTACATTGTCTAACTTATTACCGATTGTGCTCTCGAAGTTAGATACTTTGTCCGATAGCTCGTTTACTTTAGTTTCAGCTAAATGCTTAGTCTCAGATATCTGAGAGCCTAAAGTTCTACTAGTGTCGTCGATTTTAGATATAGCTTCTTGTTCTTTATAAGCTGAGGGAGGTTTGGAAATATTACCTACCACGGTTGCTTTATGGTTCTCAATAGTGACCATAACTCTGTCACCATGTCTAGCATCTATGATTTCAGATATTGGAGTTTTAACAGGTGAACCGTCAATAGATACATATTTGTTTTCACCCTCTACCACTATGGTACCTCTGAGGGTATTCTGTACGTCCTGACGGTCTTCACCTTTAGTCAAAGCTGCAAAGTCTCGTAAAAGACTTCTAGATAAATCGACCATTTAATCACCTCCATAATCTGTCAGTATATACTATTGTGGTTTCCACAGCACAACCAGTACTACACTTAATATTCTGAGATACAACTTTACCTTTAACGTTTCGTATCCCAGATCTCTTGTAATCTAGCATAACACAGTCACCCACCCGCACAGGACAGTACCCATGCGAGAAAGTTATTCTGTGCTCTAGACTAGATAATTCCCTTAGTCTTTTTTTAGCATACTCATCTAAATATTCCTGAGTTGGTTTACCAACAATGCTAGGTTTAGTATCTCTATGAGTAACGCGACGACCTCTGTTGACCGTAGATATCGGGCTAGACGGGTCATCGTTCACGACAGTAGAATATAGTTTAGCTCCATCAGAAGAGTATATAACCTCTATCACGTTAGGAACTCCAAATAAATCTCTGTTGTCTTTAATGCTTGGATGCAGTATAGAACTGTTGTCATCACTAAATATCCAAACAGGTTGTAATGACGAAATATCAGTTATCGGATTAAATAGAACTGTTCCGTTCTCATCTAGAGCTAGTGAATAGTTAGCTTGTGGGATTAAATCTTTGACGAAAGAGAGCCAACTATCATTAGTATTCGCCACGAAGTCAGAAAATAATGTTTTGTCACTAGGCGTATTATTAATTATAGCTCTTGAATTGTCTTTGCAAATTCTATAAGCCGAGTCCATAATATTCGTATCTTTCAGTAGAGCATATCCCAGAGGAGGATAGTCATCCTTCAACTCTATTAATGGGGAATATGCATCTATATTAATTACATGTTTTTTACCATCGAAACTGAGGGACGGTGTCTGAACTAGAAATGTCCCTAGTGGGAACCTACTAACCAGATTATCTTGTAGTACTTTAAGATATACTCTAAGATATCCCTCATCCAGATAGTCCGAGCAGTTAAACGTGGCATGTTGTAGAGTTAAATTACTCTCATCTCTAGTGATGTCGCATGAGGATATAGTTCTTATTAACTCAGTATCTCGCCATGTGTTAACATCGACTTTGTAAAACTCAAATGTTTGAGCCATACTTCTAGTCCAATCTACCATATTTCACCACTCTCAACTTTCTGCACATCAATAGTCACAGGTACTACCAATTCCCTATGTTTAATATTCATAGATATGTTAATTCTAGCGTAGTATCCGCTACCGTTTGGTTCACGTACGTAAACATCTCCTGAATAATTAGCTAATCTTCTAAGGTGATAAATTAATTCTTTATCCTCTTTAGGAATATCAGTGTTCCAAGTTGCAGTAACACCCTTTTGAGTACCATAGTAACTTACTGGATTACTTCTACCAATATATTCTGTCAGTACGGAGTCTACGTTATACTTCTCACTAATATCTATGTTGTAAGGTAACTTAATAGTCGACCCTTTCCATTGTTCATTTTGATAGTTTCGACTTAGAGTCTTATCGAATACTTTCCAATTCTCATCCCATTGTAAGACTATCGCAGGATCTTTAATCCAAACTGGAGGTAAATCACTGTATTCGTTTATACCAGTGGTCTTGTCTGTAGACACAATTCTGTAACGAGCATAGTCTAACGTTGGGTGTGGGTCTACCACTGTACCAGAACCATCATTCCTAATACCAGAGCCCACTAAAAATAATGTTCCGTTAGCGTTTATTCTATACACAGATAAAGTAACATCTCTAGACATTAAACCTTCCCTGTCGAAACAGAACGGTTGAATATAAGCACATAGTTTGTCCTTATCATACTTAACGAAACCGTCAGGCATATAATCTGAGCTTGACCACTTCACGTCGATTTGCTGTTGTGATTGAGCTACTAGACCGCTATCCATAGAGGCCGATACCTTTAGATAGTATGATTGTTTATCGACTAAAGTTATCTCAGCAGGAGTTAGTTCATGATATAAGTTGTTGTCGACCATAACATAAACTTTAGAGTATATCTCTGAACCAGCACTTACTACTTTCTTGTTACCTAACATATCGACTACTTCGTGAGTGTTCTTAGCAACTACGCTAATATGACATGTTATAGCTTTTTGTGTAGACGGTCTAGCTGTGATGCCAATAGGGATAGGGTAATTGCGTATAGACCCATCTCCTCCGGACGCTCCAGTAGATTGTTCTCTAAAGTCCATTCCACAAATATAAAGTTTTGCAGAGCTGTCTTTACGCTCAATTCTAGGATACACGAATCCGTCTTTAGTAGCTGTGACTGACGCAGAATATAGAACCCATTGTTGATGAGCTTCTAACGTAGCGTTATCACCTTGTACGATAGGTTCTCCATCGTTAGCTCTAAATATAAGAGCTGTATCGTTGTCTTTATCACTCTTGACATACACACTGAATAAATATCTTTTACCAGCTTTAACCTGTAGTTTCTGAGTCATACCTTTGTTAACTTCAGATGTTCTAGCTACGGTATAACCCTTGTATCTATCAGATATAATCTCGTACGAACTGGCGTTTAACCACTCTCCTGCTAACGTTTGGTGAGACTTAAATAAGTTAGGTTTGTTACCGTCGCCAATTCTCACTTCCACAGTAGGAGGTGTATACACGTTAATGACTCGTAATATAGACCAATCACTGTATTCGTTTGTAACGCCCATGGTTCTAATACGCCACTCAATTTTACCGCCAGTACGATACAATTCATTATCTATTTTGAATTTATGAATCTTCTCTCGGTCGCTCTTTGTAGCTTCAGCGGCGACATACTTAGAAATCTTGTTGCCACCTATAGTCATCTCTACTTCAGCGCCGACCATCTTAGAACCATCTTCAGTATTATGCACCCAATATAAGATTAGGTTATCTCCTACTGACGCTGTGGTCGATAGAGACCAAGTCGTTGGCGGTTCTGGTTTAGTACCAATAACGGTATTGACAATAGTACTCCATGGAGATTCCCCATGTGAGTTCTTAGCTCTTACTCGGAAGAACCAGCGTTTACCTTTAGTTAAGCCTGTTAAAAATGCACTCTCAGCAGTAACCGTTGTAGATTTAACTTCTGATGAGCTGTCGAAATATCTTTCGTCTGTAGATGCTTCTACAACGTAACTAGTAGCCGTAGCGTCACCACGCCACTTCAAACTTACTGTAGACTCTGACTCTACTGCAACAGTGATGTTAGACACTCCATCTGGAGCGGTCTCTAGTTCACTAGTAAATGGTGACCAGTCACTATATACAGGGAAGTTACCAATCCAGTTGATAGCTCGGCACCTAACCCTATATTTTCCCCCGGGGGAAACTGCACGATAATAAGTCGACCTAGCAGTGACTACTGCAAAATATGATTGGTCTATACGGTTGTTACCGTTATATAACTCAAACTGAATAGAGTCAGTTCGTGCGTCCGAGATATTATCCACGGAAGCTTTCAACATATATTGGTTGTCAATAGATACTGTAGGAGCTGATGGTTTGCTAGGAGGACTTTCTCCCACCACAAACTCAGCGGTTACTTCTTCTTCAGTCCAATATTTCTTTTTGTTTTTACCTTCACCATAAGTTTTAGATATAGGCGCTACTGTAACCCTAACTAATGTAGCATTAGAAGGATATGAGTAAGTCACGTTCTCATGTTTAGTTGTAGACTCTGATGCTACGAACCAAACTCCGTCACCTGTGTCGTATTCCCATTTAACTGTGAAGTGTTCTAGATGTTGAGCATTAGCTGAAGACGTTGTAGTTCCTTCTTTAGTAAGTCTATCTAAAGCGATAGGACTCATGATAGAATAATCAGCGTCTGGAGATTTGTCGATTACTGCTCGGTCTCCAATTAACTCTCGAATATACCATCTGTATTGGAATACCCACGAATCGATACCTACACCGTTATACCAAGTAGAACCTTCTAATATTTTTACAATATCACCATTGACGGGGGCTCCGCCAGAACCTGTGTTCTTGGCGAAATCCCATGCCGCAAATATGGTGTTTGAACCGCCTGTCTGTACGGCTATTCGTAGGTTTGCTACCTTAGCCATATTTACACTCTCCTTTCAAGTCTAGTAGTTCGAACCAGCGTTTCAATAGCTGATGATACGTTACTACCGTCGTCATAAGTAATACCGTCAATAATGTAAGTGTTACCCGCTCCGTCCATGACTTGTTTAAGCTCAGATATAGTCTTAGCAATCTTGCCAACATAATCATTTTGACGGGCTGGCGAAACATCTCCGACTGATGCGGCTCTTTGTAGAGTAGCAGTCAATGGGTCTGTTCCTAATAATCCATTTAAAGCACTAGCACTTCGTTTAACGCTAGATAAGTCTAGGATTGGTGTGATTGTCGGATTAGAGTTCATACTAGAATCTAATAGATTTGTCATGAAGTCCAATCCTTTGTTCATACCACTACGAGCTGCGTCAGCCATAGCAGATGCTGTGTCGTAAATATAGTCTCCACCATCGTTAATAGCGTTAGCGAAACCGGCAACTACGAACTTACCAATCGCGTAGAACACACGAGATGGTGAACGTACGTCCAGAGCTTTACGAGCAGCCGTAGCCGCTTGCGATGCCATAGCTGATGCTTTAGCAGCAACCATATATGCATTAGCACTGATACCGTTAGCTAAACCTTGAGCTAATCGCCCACCTGCATTATAGAAGTTAGAGTAATATGAACCAACAGTCGATAGAGCGGATGATAAAGCGCTAACCACGCTAGCTCTAACTCTAGATACTGAAGTGTTCATACCACTAGCCATACCACTGCCTAATTTAGTGCCTCCAGCTGAGAATGACCCTTCGTACGAATCGACTACCGATTTAGCATCAGATAGTACTCCAGATATAGCTGATGACACAGACTCTCCTGATACAGAAATACCAGAAGCTAGTGATGATCCGATTTGAGAACCTACTCCGTCGAAGTCTGCTGAGATTTCCCCAATAGACCCTAGAGCTTCGCTAATAGCTGTAGATATAGTTCCTGATAAGTCACCAAGACTAGTCTTAAGTGCTCCATAGATACTTTCAGATAAATTAGTAGAGGCTTTTTCAGATAGAGTAGTCTCTAGATTTGACATGGCAGTGTCAATAGCTGGTCCAATAGCTTCTAATCCTTCAGTCAAACCTTCTGAAATATCAGTTGAAATGTCTGAGCCTAAAGTAGAAGTGGAGTCTTTGAAGTCGCCTAAGCCTGTTTCCATAGCTGTTTTAACTTCATCCATCATATTTGATAATGATGTTTTAATGGTTTCTGTTCCATTTTGAAGTCCTTCAGCGACACCTTCTCCACCGATAGAACCAAGCTTTTCGAAAGCTTCTTTAATCTTATCAATAGCTTCTAAATCCATAGTACCCATAGAGTTTACGGTCTCGACTAGTTCTTTCATGGTTTCCACAGCTGTTTGAATAGAGCCATCAGAAACGACTCCTAGATTAGTACTTCCGAATTTCTCAAGAATCTCAGATAACTTAGTAAACGAGCTTAATGTAGACTCAGCAATTATTAATCCTTGCCACTTACGTACAGAGTCTGCTAATACCCCTAAAGGTCCAGCTAAACCAGAGATTACTCCAGCTCCTAATTGTCCAGACCACAGTTTACCGATACCTCTAGCTAAAATATCTAGAGTGGTTACTGCTTCTTCTGAGATTGTTACGCCTTCCCATTTCTTAATAGAATCGGCCATAACTCCTAAAGGTTCAGCTACTTCGTGAATAGCTCCTGCACTAAATCCTGAGAAGAAGAATCGGTTAACACCCTCAGCTAAATCGCCAAGACTCTTATTCATTCCTTCAGGGATATTTACACCTTCCCATTTCTTGATGGACTCAGCCATAGCTCCTAAAGGTTCTGCGACCCCGGCAATAGCTCCTGAGCCCCATCCAGAGAATGAGAAACGATTAACTCCTTCAGCTAGATCACCTAAATTCTTAGCGATACCTTCTGGAACTGTAACATCAGTCCATTTCTTAACAGAGTCGGCTAAAACTCCTAAAGGTTCAGCTGATCCAGCAATAGCTCCAGAACCGAAGCCAGAGAATGTGAATGCTGAGATACCTTGTGCTAACTGAACTAGGTTCTCACCTAAAGTTTCAGGTACCGTTACGTCAGTCCATTTACGAATTGAGTCTGCTAATACGCCTAAAGGTTCGGCTGCTGCAGAAATAGACATAGAACCTATGATGGAAAGTGTGTTAGCAAAACCACCTAAGGCTAATGTACCAAGGGCTCCGGACATAGCTGTTAAACCACGACCGATTTCATCCCATGATAATCCTGCCATTTTTACGAAAGCTTCTGCCAACTTATCAATGTTCGCGCTAGACGATTCTAAAGACCATCCACCTATTAGAGACATGAACCCTCCGAGGTTACCGGTTAAGCTAGACGCAGTACCTAATTCGGCTAAAGCACCACCCATAGCTACTAAACCACGACCTATGTCATCCCATCCTAATCCTGATAGTTTAGTTAGAGCTTCTGAGATTTCGTCTAGAGCTTGAACCGTAATATTAATAGACGCGGCTCCGACAATAGAACCAAATCCACCAAAGTTACCTACGGCTGATGCAGCAGTACCTAATTCGGCTAGAGCTCCGCCCATACCAGTAAGTCCTTTTGCGATAGACTCCCAGCTCATGGAACCTAGTTTTCTCATGTTTTCAGAGATTTCATCTAAAGTTTGAACTAGAATATAAATGGAACCTGCTCCTAAGAGCGAGCTAAATCCTCCGAATCGTCCTACTATAGTAGCGGCTCCAGCTAATTCAGCCAATGCTCCACCCATAGCGGTTAATCCTTTACCTATTTGCTCCCAGCCCATAGAGCCAAGTTTCTTAAGGTTATCAGAAATCTCATCTAATGTTTTAGACAGAATAAGAATAGACGCGGCTCCTGTTACAGATTTAAGTCCAGAGAATCTTTGTAAAATAACGGCAGCTCCGACTAGTTCAGCTAGAGCGCCACCCATAGCAGTTAGACCACGTTGAATAGTCTTCCAACTCATAGAGCCTAATCTCTTAAGGGTTTCTGATATTTCGTCTAATGTCTTAGACATGATTAATATAGAAGTTGCTCCTAATATTGAACCGAATCCAGAGAATTGTTGTAGGACGACAGCGGCGGCTGCGAATTCAGTCAAAGCTCCACCCATAGCGGCTAGACCGCGAGCAATTTGGTCCCAGCTCATTTCCCCTAGAGATTTGAGGCTCTTAGCAATCATACCCATACTAATACTCATGATAAGAATAGCGGCAGCGCCTTTAATAGATTTTCCGTTTGACCATCTGCTTAAAATAACTGTAGCTCCGGTTAACTCAGCTAAGGCTCCAGCCATACCAGTAAGGCCTTTAGCTATTTCTTCCCAGCTCATATTAGCGAATATTTGAGCGGCCTTACCTAATATCTTAACTGACTCGGCTAGCACTAATAGAGATATCGCAGTCATTGGAGAAATCTTAACGTCTTTCATAGCGGATAGACCTTTAGTTAGTCCAAATATAGCTACACTTACTCCACCTAGTCCTTTAACTAATTGTTCCCAATCCATATTACCGAAAGTTTCTACCGATTTGGCAAGCATTTTGATTGCTTGAGCCATCAGCATTAGCGTGATGCCGGCTTTGATAGTGTTAAGCTTACCGTAGTCTTTTATAGAAGACACTAAGTCTTTAAAAGCCTTGTTTAGGACTTTCATCATTACCGAGATAGCTAAAATACCTCCGGCCACTTGTTCTGGGTTTATTTTAGACAATCTCTCGATAGCACTTACTAATAAAGTAACAGATGCCGCAATAGCTACTACTGATACTACTTTAACGCCTTGCGAGAAGTTGCTAAGTGCTCCTTGAACACTGCCTAGGAATTCTTTGAATCCTGAAGCGGCTTTTTCTTTACCACCACCGAATACGCCTAATACTTTCTCCTTGATTTCGTCAAAGCTTTCAGAGAAATTGCTAATAGCATTTTTAAACCCTTGGAATGCAGCAAATGCGGTACCACCGACTATACCAGCAAGTAAGTTCTTAACAGTAAGATTGCTGCGAATCCACTCGACTACTGGAGATAAGAAGTTTTTAAGCCATCCAAACACGCCACCAATAGCATGTCCTGTCGCAGTGACTCCTTGTTTCACCCCACCCATTTTACCGATAAATGAGTCAATAACACCTGATACTGTATTGAGTACGTTAGTGATGGTTTCTTGTAAATATTGGAACGCTCCATTAGATTTAACATTCTTGTTGAGGTCTATGAAAAACTGTCCCATAGACGCTGTGATATCTAGGAATTTACTACCTACATTTTTCAGTAGACTTCCACCAAAGAATTCGGCAAAAGGTTTTATGAGTTGTCCTAATCCGTATCGAACCAAGTCTAATGCTGCAAATAAACCACGGAATGTAGTTTTAATTTTACCCATAGCTTCTTCGCTAGGTTTTAGACTCGCTGTGAATTGTTTAAATTTGACAGTTAGATTATAGAGTTGCTCACCAGTGGTAGCTGGAAAGAACTCTCTGAAACTGTCTTTAAAAGCGGTAATAACTTGACCTAGCGACTCGAACGCATTCTTGAATCCTTCAATCATATTTTCTCGACCGGATTGTCTAGACATACGTTTAGCGAAATCCTCTAGGTTAATAGAACCATCTTTAACATGCTCGTTTAGTGCTTTTAGAGCCTTTACGGAATCCATTGTGTATCCGCGAGATTTTAATTCTTCTTCAGATAAACCAGATACTTCATCAGTAAGCTTATTGATAGACTTACCTAAAATATCCGCTGTAACCCAGCCTTCTCCGAGAGACTTCTCGAATGTACCGGATTTGGTAATGATATCGTCGACTGCTACACCTTGTTCTTTAGCTACCGATTTGATAGTTTCTTTGAACGCATCAGCATCGTTGATACCTTGGTCGAGAATTTGTTTCCATCCAGTACTTAAACCTTCGGATAACAATTTATTTCGAGCGTCTGCTGATTTACCGATCACTGCTCCGACTGAGTCAGAAATAGAAGTTAATAAGTCTTTAGCTTCCTCGAAGTCACCGACCATAATTTGCCAACTTTGAGTCCAACCAGATTGCGCTGCCTCTTTAAGTGTATCCCATAATTGGGTAAATGTCTTAACTTTAGTAGCTGCGTTAACGGCTGTATCTGCTAGTTGAGTAATTTGTTTAGCTTGTTCTTCAGTATATCCTTTAGCTATCAAGTCGGCTTCAGTGTACGCACCAGATAACTGAGTTAAAGTTTCTGTCAGTACGTCAGTTGTAAGCCATTCGCCTTTAGTTAAAGACTCCCTGAATGAACCATATTTTTTAATCATTGCATCTACGTCGGTACCCATTTGTTTAGCGGTACGTTTTAATGCATTTTGAAATACTTCACCACCCATACCGGCGTTTACTACTGAGTTCCAGTCCATAAGCTGAACTTTACCAGCAGCTAACGCTTGGGACAGTTGATACATTGCTGTACTAGCTTGTTGAGATGTCGAACCTGATACTGCAGCTAAGTTAGCGATACCTTTGATAGAGGTTACCGACTTATCCAGTGCTACACCGGCTGCCGTAAACGTACCAATGTTACGTGTCATCTCTGTGAAGTTATAAATAGTTTTATCGGCGTAAGTGTTCAACTCACCTAACGCTCGGTTTACGTCTTGTAAAGTAGAGCCTTTCGATGAGGTATTCGCCAAGATTGTTTGTACGGCATTCATTTGGGTCTCGTACTCTGAGAACCCGGTTTTAATAGGATCAATGGTGAGAGCCGACATCATATTCTTACCAGTTGTAATAGCCGCGTTAGTGATTCGAACCAGAGCTGTTACCCCAGCAATCTCTAGTGCTGAGAATCGGTCACGTACTACCTCAATACCGTTTGTTAGGGGATTGAAGTTCATACCTTTGATGCCGGAACTGATATTCTCAAGGCCTTTAGATGCTCCGTCAAACTTAAGAGCTTGCTTAAGCTTATCCAGAGTACTCATACTGGTCTTGACATTATTTTCGAAATCTCGGTTCTCGAAGCCCATGGAAACTACGCGTTCATCGACGGTCTTACCCATTGCTTACCTCCTTCCAAGCATCTGATGCTAGCTTGTCAAATACGGGTTGAATAGCAGGATTAATATAATCTCTACCTTCTACCCATCCACCGGTTCCAGTGCCATGCCCATACTGTAAAATAATTGCGATAGGAACTCCTTTGTTAACATGACTGTTGTATAAGTCTATAGAATATCCTTTACTAGTTTTATTAACTTTGTAATTCCAAGACGATGCAGTTAACCCGCTTCTAACTGGAGTAGCTTGAGCTAATGCTTCTACCGCTAGTTGACCATATTTCTCTAATGTTGAGACAGTAGCACTCTTACTTATCTTCTCGAAATATCGAGTTACTTTTGAATAGTCTCCTTTATGTGTAAATTTAATCATTAGCTCTCAACTCCTATCCTTTAGTGTTATACTTTTTCTTGCGCTCTTCATTGATACGCATTTGCATAGCCAGAATATCAGCTTCACTTCGCTGTTGTGGCGGGCTATTCTTGATGTTACATATCTTGATAAGTGCTATTAATCTATGAATATGCCACTTCTCGGCTTCGAAAGGGATGTTGTATGAAGTCATCCAGAAATATATGAGTTCCGAAGTAATAACCTCTCCGTCATTCTTCTTTTTACTGTCATTATACTCATAGAATGTAGTAGCAGTACTTGGATGATCGATATAGTTGATGATTTCGTCGTGATATTCGGACGCGAGAATGTAATATACCTCAGGTTTCACATTCTTGTTCAACATCATACATTGTATGTAGTCTAGAACTTCATCGTTGGTTAACTGCTTAGAGTTATTAAGGAATGGTTTACACCACTTTGCCTCCCATTTTGAAATCGATACAAGGGAGTGTTCTAACCTAACTGTGCACCCATCCAAGTATATGAACTCTTGCTTCTCATCGTCCCATATCTCTATATTAGGTATGGTAATCTGAAGCATTGGTTAGTCTCCTATCTAGATTTATTGTGTTTCTTATGGTGCTTGAAATCATGTACTTTAGGAGCTGGTTCCCCACCTAAGTTTTTAGGTAGAATACCGCGAGTGAATTCATCAGCTGCTTTAGCATCTAGAGCGATTTCCATGAATAGCTCACTATAAGCACCACCGAACTTAAATTTGTCAAGTTCTTCTCGAGATTTGATGAATTGTTTACCGTCGTAGCTCTTAACCCCATAAGCTTTAGTAATAATACGATCGAACATATCTAATAGTTCCTCACCGCGTTGTTCAGCTACTAGTTGGTCGATATGAGCTGCTAGACCATTTGGCATGGTCATCTCTAATTGTAATAATTCAGCTTTAGTAAGGTTGAAGTAGAAATCCTCAGTGACAGTTTCTCCTGCAAAATTTTCATAAGTAATAGTTTTCTTTAGCATTGTAAGCTCTCCTCTCATTTTTAAAAAGAAAAGGAGCCCAATAAAGGGCCCCAATAATATTAACCAGCGGCTAGGATAGTCTTAATTTCGTCTGGTAAAGGCATACGGGCTGGTTCTGATTCAGTTCCGTACAAGATGTCTTCAATTTTCTTAAGTTTAGTTTTCTCGATATCTGTTGATACGAGTTGTAAGTGAGCAGTTGGACGTTTACCTTCCACAGCTACTGGAGTTGTTGTTAATTCCCATGAAAGTTTAATAGCTTCTGGGTCTTTATTAATTGTTTCGTATTGGCGTGATGATGGAGCTGCCATACATCCGTATACTAAATGGATAACATATCCGTATTCTTCTTTCAATAAGTCGTTACCTAAAGTTGTAACATATGAAAGTCCGAAAGGTTTACGTGCTTGTTGTCCAATACGAACGCCTTTGATTAATGTAGCTGATCCGTCACATTCTGCAAATTCTTCAGGATATGTGTAGGCTTCGATAGTAGCACCGAAATCTTCACTTGAAGTTAGACTTAAATATTTAGAGTCGTTTGCAAATAACGGAGTAGACTCAGCTCCTGATGGATTTTCATTAACTGATGTGAAACCATTCCATGCCACACCGTCAACATATTTCCCTTCTTGATTTGGTTTGTAGAGTACAGGGCGTTTTACACCTGTTTCATATAATCGTTTACCGATTGCATCCCATACTAATTTAGCCATTATGCTATTTCCCCCTTAGTAATATATAGTAAGAATGTCGTGATGTAGATTATCAGCAATATAATGACGGTCATAACTACAATATGGTAGTGTCAATAACTTGTCGATTACTGGATTGTCTGGCTTTCTACTAATCACGGTTAATTGATATTTATTATCGTTGATATAATCCTGACTATTTGTAGTAGACTTCGTAGAAATATGTTCTCTAGTATACTTAATAGCTGGATATTCCATGTTAACCGAAGCGGTCGGTTGGTAATATACATTACGACTACCTAGAATTGTCTCTAATGTAGTCTGTAGCTCAGTTCGTCGGTTTAGGACCATTATAGACACCACCTACTGAAATATGAACGTTAGGATATTGCAGATCGGCGGTCTTGACTTTCCAATATCCGCCGAGTGCTGGCTGTAAAAACTTGACATACGTTAGAGCAAGCATGTTCTCAAACAAATTTGGGTCTAACGTAACACTAATTTCATTTGAAATGTTAACGTTTTCGATAACATTCCCTGAGGTCTCGTGCTGTCTGTAGTTCTTAAGCAAATATCCACTGTAAGCTTTCTCGGTAACTACTTCTTCATAAACGCCCGGTTCAACTTCCTGAGTTTTGCTGAATCCTAGAATACCGTGAAATCTACTCATAACTATTCATTCACTTCGATTTCTAATGCGATAGCAGAATATGGTTTAACTAAAGCGCCAGAGCAACGAGTTTCAATTAGGTATTTTTGAGCATTGTAGTCGATATCGAAGTCATCAAATAAGTTTACAGCTCCACCTTTGTCAGCACCTACATTGTAGTCACCGATGTTAGTGATGATACCTAATAATTGTTTCTTCTTAGCTCCGTCTTGACGTTTTTGGTTCTCCATAACTGGAACTGTGATGATTTCAGACACACGTAAAGTTGTACGTAATTTTTCTTCTGAATCGTAAATAGCACGACCAGTAGTGTCTTCTAATAATAACATTTCTGTTAATACATCTTCAGTTGTGTATAGAGCTGGGCTACCAGAACCTTTGTATTCTTTACGAGATTTGATAGCTGTACGGATAAATTCTTTAGCTACTTTAGCTCCATCTTTAGGATCAGTAGCAGAAACTAATGATTTAACAGTGTATAGGTCTTCATCTTTCCAGATTGGACGAATGTTTTGCTCATTGATTTTGTCGTCGCTTGAAGACTCACGTCCGTCCCCAACTAAGATAGCACGAGCAATTTCCTCGTCTAACATTAGACGCATTTCACCTTTGATCCATGCTACCACGTCGAAGTCTGTGATATCAATCATATCGTCACGATCAATTTTTTGCTTTTTATAGATTGTTGTTGGTAAAGTAGTACGTTTCAATAGCGTGAATACTTCTTCTTTTTTAAGTTTACCTTTAATATAACCGCGAGCACGAGCTTCATCTTCAGTAATATTCGCGAATAAAGATTTAACACGAGAGAATGGTGAGCGTTTAACTCCACCCATAACTCGTTTAACCCATCCCATATCACGAGAAATGAAGTCTGGAACATTGTTTAACGTTTTAGCTTCTGGGAATAAGTAGTCGATGTGTGTTACACCGTGCTCTAAGAATGACTCTTTCAAGCTTCCGTAGCGTTTTCCGTCTGCTAAGATTTCTTGCATATCATCGTGTGATAATACGTTTTGCTCTTGCATTTTGTCGTTTTCGAATAAGTTGTGTTTCATTTCTTCAATTCCTCCTTGAACTGCTTCGCCTACAATTTCATAGACTGCATCTTGTTGTTGTGGTGTTAGAGTATCTAATACGTCTTCGATTGAAGCGTCTTCAGGTAACTCTACTTCATCTTCGATGTACTCTAAGTCGCCATCTTCGTCTTCATCAGCATGTTGCATTTCTTTACCTTGGTTTTCTAATGCCATACCGATAAGTGCATATACTGCTTCTTGTTGTTCTTCATTTAACGTATCGAAGATATCTTGGATAGTTTTGCCACCTTTATCTTCGTGCATTAATTCGAACTCTTGATTGTTGTCATTAATCACAATATCATCTCCTGTATAAAGAATGAACTCGCCATCAGCATTGGAGCCGTGTGCGAGACTTACGTTTTCGATATAAGCTCCAGGATTAGCTCCAGCTAATACTAAGCTCACTTCACGGATATTGCCGTGTAACACGTCGCCTCCGTTTTGTTTTAGTTTGTTAGCGTAGATAGATAACGCAGTAACATCTCCATGACGAACTGCTTCTTTCGCACGCTGACCAGCTGCACTTTGGTTAAATACAGCGTAAGTGTAAACACCTTCAGGACGGTTTTCCAAATATGCGTGTCCTAACACATTCTCGACATCGTAGTGTTTGTGCATCCACACTAAAGGAACCTTTTTACCGTTACAGTCCTTGAAAGCGTCACGTCTAATGGTACGGCCATCTGAACACTTTAAGTCGTTTCGAGACGCCCATCCACTAAAGTCATACTTCATTTTGACTTCCCTCCTCGTCATAGTATTGATCTTCTGGCGGCATTCCAGCTCCAGCGGTCGGATTTAAGTTCTTGTTACGTAATTCATCAGCTGCTGGGTCGCTAGATGGTTTAAGTCCAACGATTTGTCGTACTTCGTTCGAAGACATAACTTCATTACGAGTAAACTTATCAGCAATGTTAGATAATTCAGAAACAGGAACAAGTCTGAACGGATCTCTGAAGAACTCAATCGATTGACGCTGTGTTCTAGCCGTCTTAGTCAAGAATTTACGTTTGAATTCGTCGACTACTGCTGAGATAATAGGCTCGATAGTTCGAGTATAGTAGTTCAACATAGTCTTCTCATCTGCAGTTCCTTCTAAAACTGATTGGGTAATCCCAAGTTGGCTGTATAACATCTTAGTCAAGTATTCGATTTGAGTCATGAGGTTGTTTTCGACTGAGCGGTTAAGTTGTGTAATACGCTCAGTACCGTCGGTATACGCGATACCGTATCTAGAACCAGCTAACTGGTCTTCGATTAATTTACGACGTTCTTCTGCTTGTTTACGTCTAGCTTCGGTCTTAACAATATAAGGCAATTGGATAATCATGTCCAATTTACCAGAGCTAGTTTGTTCATCCACAACGTCTAATAAACTTAGTTTTCTAATCAATCGTTTAAGAGTTGAGTTAGGTTCGTTCATTACAGCATAAAGTGGATTTTCAATAATAGCAATAGAACTCTTAGGTAGTGTCAATTCTTCGTGATTACCGGTTCGGTCGTTATAGATACGACACTTAACATGTCTTGGGTACCACTCTAGAATTTTAGCAGTTCGCATAGTCTCGATGTCGAAAGTTCCGGGTTTGTAAATATCCGTATCAGTATCGATTGGGACTACTGCCACAACACCTTCGTCAAGCATAGACATGATAACGTCCTGCATTAGAGCACGTCCAGTTTGGTCGATGTTGGCTTCCACTGAGAAACACTGGTTTAGTTTAGACGGCATAGTGTCGACATAACGTTCGTTCTCGTCTAATCTAACGTGTTTAATCTTGATAGACGCCACATCCAGAGCAATTCTATTGTAGATAGCTGTAACTATAGAACGCTCGTTACCGCGAGTTAATCGTGGTCTGTCTGGACGGTACGAATATGAGATACCTAAATCGTTTCGGTATTCCATCGTCGGGTCTTTATTCAGCAGCGTATTCCACGCATGCTTTAATCTACTTCCGAATGATTCTTCCATTTTGATTTAATCTCCTATCTGGATACTTTCTTTTTAAGTTTAGACTTGTATTCGTTGACTTTGTCTTGAGCTTTACGAACCTGTGGACTATTCTTTACGTTGTCTTTAAGTTTACGTAATTGAGGATTGTTGTTAACCACATCTTTAGTGTAGTTAGCAGCGAATCTACCATTAGATACGCTAGTTGGGATTTGGTAGCCAATAGCGTTAGCTCCTCCCCATAACCATCCTTTAACTCCTGATTTAAGTCGTCCTTGATCTTTAGATCTGTATTGGTTATACTTCTTAGCTCCGTACGAACCCATTAAGAACGATTGTAATAGGGCTTTACCTAGATGCATGTTAGCGATTCTATGGTTACGAGCTGAATCTCCGTCTCTGAATAATCGGTCAGCGGCCTTGTTTCGAGCGTCGAATCTATCGTTTTTAAATGTTTTCTTAGATTTATCAAAGTCTCTACCGAACTTATCCATTCTTTTGTCAAATGAGTCGCTAAGAGATTGCATTCTCTTCTCGTAGTCAGACTTAACGGCTTTTACAGCTTCTCGTCCACCATTTCGTTTGACATCTTTGATAGCTCGTTTTGTATCAATGTTAAGTTGTCTACCTTCTGCTAACGCACCTTCCATGTATTTGTTAAATTCGTCCCCGATTTTTCGGTTTCGCTCTTTATAAGCTTTCTTAACACCACGTACTTCTTTACTTCGAGAAATTCCCCACTTCATACCTAATATGCCATAGTGTTTTAATTCTTGATTGGGCATTTGACACCTCCTATTTTTTAGGTTTAGTTTTCTTACGATTTTTCATTTGATAGTCGTATTCTTCTATAGTTTGTTTAGTTAATTGATATGCGGCAGCTGGTAATGCCACACCATACGCGAACTCTGGATTTTCTTTAAGAAATTTACCGCCAGCTTTTAAATTTTTACTAGCGCTTCTAGCAGCTTTCTTAGCTGTAGCTTTAGCCATAGCGTAAATATGATGACCCCACTTCATGCCGGTTTTACCGTAGTGATATAGTTCGTCATCACGTTCTTCATCGTAATCTCTATACATAATATACCTCCTATTCGAATGCGTCTTTGTTTAGTTTATACGCAACAAGAGCATCCATTGCTGAGGCTACCGAGTCAATCTTTTGGTCTCTTCGCTTCTTGAATAACTTCTTGTTACCGTTTGTGTCTTGTAGGATAACGCAGTTACCCATGTTGAAAGACATCATTTGTTCGTCGAAATATAGTAGTCGGTCTTCGGCTAGTTTCTTAAGTTCACCAAGAGGGATACTTTCTGTTTTAGCCCCTTGAATAACTTTCTCTACACCAAACTGGCCATTCTCACTAACCCAACGTTTAACAAATTCACGAGCGCCGTATGGGTCATAGCCGACCGAACGGACGTCGTAATCTCGCTCAATAATATGAGCGTCTAAGTCGTCATAGACAGCATCTAAATCTAAGATAGTTCCATCCATAACAATAAGTGTTCCTTCATTGAGGAACTCGTTATACTTCTCTCGCATAGCTGATGGGAGTTTCATAAGAGTTGACTCAGAAATATAGTTTCGAGTCTTAACCCCAAATCCACCATTACTTAGTGGGAACAAGAAAGTGAATGAGCAGAAGTCATCCCCTTGAGATAGGTCGACTCCCATAGAACACGGCATTTGCCAATAGTCTCTAGGCCTATGCGGAATAGTTTCTTCATAAGTGAAGTAATATGTGTATCCTTCCATTGGGATACCAAAACGTTTAGCAAGAATATCGTTACGACTTGATGGAACTTTCTCCATACGCTCCACTTCTAAGTGGTAGGTTTCGTACGATACCGTCTTACCAATATTCGGGTTAGCCTTCACCCACATCTCAGGGTGAGCTACCTCGTTGATATCATCTAGTCTATAATACCAGATAGATGTATGTGGTTGTATATAATCACCACGCAAGATGTCTAGTAATTCCATTTTGATTGAGTCCCCGATACCGTTACGAACAGTACCTTCTGAACTAATTGCTACGATTACGTAGTCTGGAATCTTAGACGCCCCTTGCTCGATAGCTCCGAACACGTCTTCTCGAATATCACCAGAGAGCCATTCGTCGATTGTCGTAATCTTGTTACGAAGACCTTGTAGTTTATCTACAGTCATCGGACGAATCTCGACCATTGATCCAGTTAAGAAGTTCTCTATCCCTTTTTTGGTTGACGCTAACTTAACACGGTTAGCTCTGGACCCAGTTGTGTTCTGTAGAGAACCTTCTGTCAAGAATTTGAACAGAGGCCCTTTCGCTCTAGTAATAGCCGTACGAATCGGAGATAATACCTCCTCAGCTTGACGCATTGTAGGAGCGGTCGCTACTTGTAATGTGGTAGATGTGTCGACGTTTAAGTGATAGCTCTGTACAAATGAGGCATACATTGATTTGGCCCCACCACGAGCTAGAATAATAAACTGACGGTTGATTAATCTTCGTTTGAAAGATTTGGTGACATACCTACCACCATGCCCATCAGGATTTGGTTCGTATACGCTTCGTTCTTCGAAATAATACCAACCATAAAGTTGTTCAGCCCAAAGTTTGAACGAATCCAGTAGGGTCAAATCACGACCATCGGTTAAGGTCGACTCATTTTCGCAATACTTAATAAAACCCTCAACTGCTTCGTCATCGTAATAAATACCGGGGTTCGCTATGTTAGCATCGATACGGTTCATCTCTAACGAAATAAATTCATTAACGGCGATATCGCCACGCATAACCGCCTCTCTAAACTGCCCGTAATACTTTGGAACAGCAGTGTTTGATAATACCATGTATTGTTACCACCTTTTTTATAAATAAATCGTATTAGAATTTCCTAAACGCAGAGTCTTAGCAGTAGATATAGCGTCGTATACTCTACGAGTTTTCTTGATAGGATTCTGTCCGTTGGCTGAGCCTCTACCACGAGTTGCATAAGCTGTTGCTGCTGATGCCACGAATGATATGGCGGCTGGAATAGCATACTTATTAAGAGCGTTTCCTAATTGTTGACTACCTACATTCTTAAGGGTATTAGTTACCCAGTTCTTACCTTTCTTCTTCTGTTTAGTGGTAAGTTCTTTGTAAGTTTTCTCTGCCTGTAGTCTGTCATTAACTTCTTTAAGTCGTTTAGTACTCATAGACTTATAAGATTCTCTAGTATGAGCTCTTAAATAATCTTCGTGGTGTCTAGATTTTGGTGACGATGACTTTTTAGCATTACCTTTACGACGTCCCCATTTCATCCCAAGAATTCCATAGTGAGCTAGTTCGTTATCTTTAATCATTGTCGTCACCTCCGTCTCTCTTTGGTAATTCTTTGTCGTGAATGTCTACTTCGGAATTAATACGCCACTCGAGTTCCTTAATCTGGTTATCGAAAGCATCTTTAACTCCCCCAGTTGGTGTATCAAATAACATCCTAACTTTCAAGTACAAATAACTCCTAATAAAAGGAACGACATCAGGATTACCAATATCGCTCCAAGTAGAAGTTGAATCTGATACGTAGAAATTGGATGGTAGATTAACACCTAGTTGCTTCAGTGTATAAAATACTGAGTTGATGTGCGTTAGAATGTCGGTGTCGAAATAATCACTTTCCGACGGCACACCTAATAGTTTCTTAGTTGAGTCTAGAATGCTATTTGTATTTTGATTTACCATCCTTAATCACATCCTAGTAGAAAGTTCCGTAAGGTTCCACGTTTGAGTTACCGCTAGAGTTTGCAACTCCGGCAGCTACATAACGACGTTCTCCAGATTGTCCTACGTATGACACCCAGATGTATCCTTCAGCGGAATATACTGAGTCGTAGTGGAACTCTTCACCTTCGTCATACACAGCAACCACGTCTGCAGATAACGATGGAGCTGTACGTACGTTTACAGCAGATACTGTAACAGACATTATTCCATCTTCATCTTTAAGTTTACCTTCAGCAGCTGGTGTTTGAGCTGGTTCTGACTCTTGTGTATTTTGAACAGACTCGTCATAGTTAGGATAAAACCATCCAATAACTCGTCCCCAAGACTCTTCGAACTTACGTGTGCAATAACGAGCTGGTCCACCGTGTTCTAAGTAGTCAGTGTTTCCGTCAACATTTTGCTCGATAGTACTCATAGTGTAGCCATCAGAGTCTTTGTATACATAACCAGTGTGACCATAAGGATGTGCGAAACATTCCATTACGAAAAATGCTCCAGCTTGTGGTACTAATCCCGGTGCGTCGTAAATCACTTTCAAACCAGCTTTAGCAGCTGAGTCTAGTAAATCGATAGCGTTACCGGCTAATTCGATACCGAAGTGTTTGTGTAATAGATAATTATCTAAGTCCACACATTGCCACCCGAAATAACCGTCGTGGTCAGCTCCGATACCATTGTCTGCTAAATACATAGCGCTTTTGTTAACATCATGAACTGTTGTCATTTACATTCCTCCTTGTTGTTTCCATGGGCATGTGTCCCAAGGTTTGCGCTCGATGAACGCTGGTTTTAGAATACTCTCATCTCCGTAGTGAATCGCATTGTGCGTTCTTAACCTTGTGGATATGAGGTACTCTGGGTTCAATAAAAAGTCTGTCTGGTTAATTATATCGTCAATCGTGATTGGGTTCATATGGTGTACGATTATGGTTCCGGGAATCCGGTAATCGTCGAACTCTACACCTAGGTCGAATCCGTTGTCGCGAATGATAACATAGTCTCTGACTTCTAGCCAGCCAGCAGATTTATAGAACTCTTGGTTTAAGTGTCGACTTCCTCCAAATGTGGAGTGAGCTACGATACCATCAAGTTTGAGATATCGAAAACGCTCTTCGAAAGTCGGTAGTTTGATGAGCTCGGAGTATCGTCTGATAGTCACTAGTGACCACCTCCTCCGTATTCTCGCATAGCGTCCAATGCACTAGCATAAAGCTCTTCAACTTTCTTAGAAGACTTAAGAGACTCTGTCTTAGCTGTGATAAGCTCTTTCTGCTTCATTAAAATTTCTTTCTCTATTCGTTCTTTAGTCGAAGCTAGTTTCAAATAGTGAGTAATAACTTGCGAGGATGCAGAACCATCCCTTAACTGTTGTTCAGCTAGGTCGACCGCTAAAGCAATCATCTGATTCTCCCTCGCTTCAGGAGTCAATGCTGGTCTTGACTTCCTTTCAGTAAGCTTAGAATGTGTCTTAGCCATCATTAGTCCTCCTTTCTGTTACTATTGATAGACTTTGAATGTAGTTTCGTAAAGTGCTCATTAGGACTACACTAGAAGTAAGCCAAAAATGCGAAAGGAGACTTTGGTTTCTTATAAATCTAGGAGACTAATAACAGTGAATTATGTTGCTTTGGGAGCTAATTATTAGAAAAACACAAACTTCTAGTGTAGTCCTAATGAGCACTTTATAGAAAACCTGTAAAATATACCGAGGAGGACCTATTGGAAAGTGAATTGTTATCCAAAAATGTCCCCCCGGAGAATTTTTTAACGGTTCGGCGATGCAGGAGGGGGTGCAAATTTTGAGACCCCCCCCCGGGTTTCGACATTACCCTTCGTCGACCATTTTTACTTTCTTATAAATATTTAATGGATCAACAACGATAATTTCGTCGATTGCTCTTTCAATTTCTGCTTCGTTCTCTTCATCAGTTAAAGCATCAGAAGTTCTTGCTATATGATTTAAGTATGAACTTGTGTGATAACCTTTCTCTTCATCAAACGCGAACCAATCAGCGAACTGTTCAAATGGATCGTAAGGATTATCGATTGTTGTGATTGCACATTTAGCCATTCTAAGTTCTCCTTTCTAATTCTGTTTGATGTACTTGATGACTGTTGATGCTGAAACTCCAAGAGCTGAAGCAATCTCATCTGTTGTGTAACCAGACGAACGCATTGCTGACATCTTGCTAACCTTAGCAGGTGACAATTGTTTAGCAGTTCTTGGTGTTGCATACTCACGAATCTTATCAATGTTAGAGTTGTTAAGCATCTTTGTAAGCTTAGTATCAGATATAGCGCCAGCTTGAATGGCTTCCCATTCTCTTGGTGTAATATCAATTGGATGTCTTTGAGCTCCGACTTGAGCACGAGCAATAGTGATAGCTTGTTGTCTAATCTTCTTCTCTTCAGACTTAGTAATATCTTTGTCAAATTCTAGCTTAGCTTGGACATTAGTGTTGGCGATGGCTTGAGCCAAGCGCTCTTTAGGAGCATTCTTCTCAGCTAGGGCTAGTTTAGCATTAAGGGAGGCTACTTCATTAGAATATGTAGACTCAGCTTGCTTACTATATTTTAGACGTGGGGTAGCTAACATCTCTTTACGGGCACGGTTAGCTAGAGCCTTCATCTTATTTGCATAGTCAGCATAAGCTCTTTCCTTAACATTGTTTACATTGGACACTAAAGAATATGCATCGGGGGTTTCCATCATGGCGGTACTTATTTTTGTACGTACCCTCTCCTTGCCTTTTTTATCCACATAATATGCATCGGGGTCTATTTTATAAGATACCTCCCCGGTTTCCTTATTTATAATACGACTACCTTTAGTCTTAGGAACACGAACATCGGCATTCGCTCTAGAAAATAAAGTAGAGGCACCACTGGTTTCTTTACCATTTTCGTCAATACGATGTTGATATTTCTTTTTAAGACCTGCAATATTATTATCAATCTCACTCTGCTTATAATCTAATTTATGTTTAGCAGCATCGATAACAACCATTGAATGTCGAACAGCTCTAGCTAGTTCATCTTCAGTTGCACCTTTAGCAGTCATATCTGTAACAAGATTAGATACCATACCCATTTGATTTTGTGTAGCATTTTTAGTCATGATTTTCATACCATCACGATATGGATATTTATCTTTAGGGTCAAATCCTACTAATCCTCTTAACGGTTTATCACTAGATATTTTAACCTTATGGTTAGTTGGAATAACCAATGCAGTGTCTCCATCAAAGTCAGCACCCGATAATTGTTCAGCAATTTTACTGTTAATACCTACAGCATCTAAAGCATTTCCTAATGTCTTCTTGGCTTGAGGGTGTTTGTTATTTACAGTAAGAACTGGGATTTCAAATATACCACCATGTGGAAAACGAACTAAAGCTACCTTCTCTCCATTTTTGAAGTTAGGTGCATATATTTCATTATCCTTAAGAGAAGTGATTGGTAATATAACTTGATATCTTTGTCGTGGCAGTGGGGCTACTTTTAAATGCGAAGCAGCTGTGTCGCAACCAGAAGCAAATTTATCCAATAAATGTCTCTTAACAGTTGGGTTAGTCAATGACATAATTTCATCGAACTCGGCAAATTTATCTCGCTCAGTTAGTTTAAGTTGTTTGTCAATTAACTCTTTATTCTGTTTAGCTAGAAATTGAGATGGTAAATTCTTGGACCATGCATCCCAGTCACCTTCTTCAGAACGTTTATTAATTAAAGATAATTTTCGTTTACCATCTTTGTCAGTGTAATATGATTGACCATTAGCCTTAATAAGTGAACCGAATGGGTTGTTAGGGTCAAATGGGTTATTTTCCGTAGGTTTAAGAACATCCATCTTAGGAACATGCTTACCTTTGTTCGTGTTAAATATAACATCGACTCCGGGAGGCATATCATCAGAATACATAGCCATTCCTTTAATATACTTATTACCATCTACTAATATACGAACCTGAGCATAGTGTGAGTTACCTAACGATAAATCAGGAACATTACGACGAATTTCCACGACGCCATCTTTATGAATACCTCCATCTTCAGCATATCGCACCATCAATCTCTTAGAGTCCATACTAGCAGGATATTGCATAGCATCAAATGTTTGACCTCTATCGTGGGAAGTGAATTTCTCAATGCCATTAATCTTTTCGGTCTTATATACTTCTTTATATTCTGTTCCCGGAGGACATAGAACTGTCATGGTTGTAAATTTACCCTTGTTAGTAACTTGTTCGAGCTTACGATTATATACTTCGTAGCCTTCTTGCTTCAAAAGTTCAAGAGATTGTTGAAGTTTCTCTTTAGATACTCCTAAATATCTCTCAACACCCTTACTAACATCAATCATACCAGACTCACTAACTCTTTCTTTTAAGAAGTTGGCAGTGTTTCTAGCTTTATTCGCTCGCTCTTGAATTCCGGCATCTAATAGGTTACGAATTGATGAGTCATTTTTATAACCCATCTTAGCTGTAATCTCTGGTAGAGAATATCCTTTGTCTCTTAGACTTTGAGCAGTCTTGGCTAATATGGCTTTTTGTTCAGCTTTAGCTACTGATTTTTGTTTGCGGAGTTGTCCAGTAGATATACCTAGGGCTGCCGCAATTTCAGTCTCACTATGTCCTTGCTTATGGAGCTCTTCTACACGACCTAAAAAATCCTTAGTGTGTTGATGTGGGTCTTTACCAGAACCATAAGGATATCGGCCAGAACGCTTCGGCATACCATAGTGTAATAAATCATCATCCGAATCATACGAGTCATCGAAATATTCATTCATGAAATCGATATTAATCATCTACTAAACCTCCTCTTCTTTGATATTTTCAATAATGTTGTCGAAGTGTACAATCTTCTGCATAATCTCATGAATCTTCTCAGGTTCTGGAATATGGGTAATCACTTCGTTGTTTTGGTAGAGTCGTAACTCCATTCCAATCTCATGCGGTTTGACTTTATATTCTAAACAGAATAAAGCCGCATAGATTTCTAACTGTTCAATATGAGCTGGAGTAACACCAGTCTTCAAATCGTGAATTCTTAGAAATTTATCTTTGAAAGAAATAGCATCTGCTGTACCAAAACAGTTTGGCGAATAATATAGAACTTGCTCTGGTGTCAATTTAAAGCCGATAGCATCATTCACATACATATTTAATGTCTTAGTAGAGCGAGGTAATTTCTGCCCAAGAGTGATACATTGAGCAGCGAAGTCATGTAATATAGTTCCTCGCTGAGTTGCTTGTTGTCTAACATAGGTGTCAGCTAGTTTATCATCAGTGTAATTTAACCAATGATATTTACTTGCTCCTAGAAATGCGTGCTGACCGACTAGGTTTGAATGATTGTTGAAGATCATGTAAAACTTCCTCCTTATTTTCAGGGTGTGCGAATCTAGCAAATCCCATCTCGTCTAACATCTTTACATAATATGGTTGATTGGGTTGTCTCTTTGCGTTCTTACTCTTCTTACATTCGATCATTGCCCATCGACCATCTGGAAAGAATATCGACAAGTCTGGAACTCCCTGAATATAATTCGGATCGTTCTTAAGGACCATACAGTCTGGATACATCTTCTTAATATCCGAGATTAGTCCTGATTGGAAATCACTTTCAAGTGCCATTCCGATTACTCCTTTCTAATTTTAAATATAGCTCCCAGCTATTTGGTACAAAAGGAAAACAAAAAGAGAAACCGTTGCTTTCGCAAATCGGCCTTTTTATCTTCTCTCTCATAAAAGGGATTGTAAATCCTGCGAGGCTGTCCCAAATCCAATAAATTCGCCAAAATTATGAATTCCAGCCTAAAACCCCAAAATTACGACTTGTGGCCAAATGGCCAAATTTTTTCGAAGTTTTATATATATTTAAAAATTTTTAATTTATAGCAAATATTATAAAAAAAGTGGGAAAGTGGCCACAAACCCTCAGAAACCGCGTCAAATCAACGTTTTTGCGTGGCCAAATCCAGTTTTGAAAGTGGGCAGAAAGTGGCCAAATGGCCAAATCTGGCCAAATAATTGTGAATTTTTTGTGAATTTTTACCTCTTTGGACAAATAAAAGTGGCCAAATGGCCAAATCCCAAAAACAAAAGTGGCCACAAAATCCGTCCAGACAGACCTCAAACAGCCAAATATGACCGCTCAAAGTCCGTCCAGACAGTCTCTCTACCCCGAATCTATCCTAATTTTCCCAGTAATTTTAATCATTTTTTAATGTTTTTAACACACTATCAACCGTCGTACAGAGAATTCCCCGTATTTCTTGACGATTTACAGCAGTGTCTGCGAAGCTAAATACATATCGATATACTTTGTATGCACTGAAATCTCGTGATTCAAGCTCATCCTTAGTAGCTTCATACAGAACATCTACCGGCCCGCCAATCCAATCCACTCTGTCAAATAATGCTTTAATATCTACTTTCATAGCTACGTCTGATTTGAACCCAATATATCCATTGAGAAGACCGTCCGTACGCTTTAGAATACATAGACATCCATTATAAGTAAAACGCTCATAGTTGGACAATATAAACACCTCCTTGCCGTCCATACTGAGCTCCCAAATCTAATCTTTCTTCTTAAGTTTATGGTCGTAAGCATATCCTAATAACCAAGACCATAATCCCCACACTGTTATAACCAATATCGGTAATAGTAATTCATTCATTCTCAGCTCTCCTTAATTTCTCTTCTCGACGAGCAATCTCTTTAATCAACTTACAAACGTCGGTATCTTGAAAAATATATGTTCGTATCTATAGACTTGTGTCTAAAATCCTCATGGTCAAATCCGTTAATAACTATTCCGTTCACACTACCTTTAAGTAAAATAGGTTTATCGTATCGATACTCTGTGTAGAACTTAGGAACATAACTATCCTTTCTCTGAACCATCAGAAACACCCTTTCCGAATACATGATCTTTAATATCGTAGATTTTACGTTCTAAGTTTCGAATATGGTTGAATAAGAATTCTTTCTTAACTAATTCATCATTATTCGCTACCACGTTAAGTTGAGCTTTAATTTCTAAAATCTCTGTCTTAACATCTTCGAAGTTGTGAGTGATATTTTCCCTATTCTTGATATTGATAACAACTAAGTTATCCACACGATTCTCTAATTGAGAAATTCGTTTCTCTGTAATCTTTCGATTATGTCGTTCTACGAAATCCTCTGTCTTAACATGTAACTCTTCCTTATTTTCTAACTTCTTTCTAAGAGTTCTATACTCTCCGTAGTAATATAAAGCTACATTAGTTAGTATGCTGAATATCACCCCAACAATAACCATTACCGTAAACATTTGTTCTTGATTTACCATAACCAAGTCTCCTTTCGTCTTCTTTTAATAAATAACTGTCTTCTCAGTTCTCACTTTCCAAATACCATCCACCAGTTCTTCCGTATATTGTTTAATAGCGTATTCGTTCGTACGGTAATATCCAACACGCTTACCGGAATTATTAGGTTCTGGATAATATACGAAACTAGTGTCTTTAATACGGATTTTATACAGGTCAGGATCTTTCAATGATACAATCAGTCTATCCCCATACATTATGTCTATATATCCGTCTCGCATTGCTAAATAGAATTTCTTTACAGTTGGCATGCTAATAATACTCATTTTCAATAACCCCTATTTGTTCATTTTGTAATGTAACTCATCGATGTAGTCTCTTAAAGACTCAATAACATTGTTGTTTTGTGTAATAATCTTACTCTGGTTGTCGATAACTTGTTGTTGTCTATGAATAACGTAAACGCCAGTACCGAATAAAGCAACTACACAAATCATAAAGACAATATACGACCTGATCATTAAACTCTTAGTCAGTTCGAAACCACCGTGTCCACTCATCAATATAACCCCTCTCTGAATTCTTTCATAATTTTGTTAGCCCTATCCAATTCTCCCTCATATAACCATTCGTCTCGGTCCACGAACCAATACTGGAATCTAACCTTTAGGGATATGGTTAGCCATTGCATTAATAATTTTAATTTCGTCAGTAGCCATTGAATCTTCAACATCATTTTCATCAAACTCTCCTTTATTTAATGTACCATATTTCTTTTCGTAAATGCTTAGTTTAGATACCAGTGAGAAATTCATAGCGATTAATTCGATATACTTACCGATAATTTCTCCGACTACCTCATCAGATCTAGCATGATCTTTAATAATACGTTTGATTCTACTTTCGTAGTAGCATCGTGTCCCGAAGAATACTACAGCTAAACTCACTCCAATTAATAACATTGTTTCATAATTCACCATTATTATCGTCTCCTTTATATTTGTCTTAACAACATACTTTCTTAGCGTACGGATTAACGCTCGCTAATTTGACTTTATCAGCATCATATAGCTTTTCTAAATCGTCTTTAGCATATAGACTCATTTCACTTTGTTTATTTGTGTAATCTACCAAGCTTTGTAATGAGATTTCGTAATACTCTTTCTTCCAGTCCGTATATCGAACTTCCTCAAATAAGTATGGAGCATCTTTAGTCTTTCGTAAATCGAACTCGTGAATTACACCATCTTCTTTTTTGAGAATGAAACGATATACACCGTTCATATAGTTCTTACCGAAATATCTAACTTTATCGGATAGTAACAACCATTGACCTTTCAATTTAATATACGCTCGGTCTTCGAATATCATGTAATCTTCACTTAGTCTCGGTTCTTTTACTGGTTTTTCTGTCATTTGAACACATCCCCTTCAAAATCTTTAATATCACCAACTGATACTTGATTTGGTCTTCTGTAGTAATTATCTTTTCGTCTACGATCCGGCTTCTTTTTGCGGATATCATAATCTAACTCTTCAGGACAAACACCTTTGAGTTTCCAGTTAAGCTCGTTATATCGCGTCAAGACATCTTTTTGCATTAACACTATAGAACTTTGAATAGTTTTTAAGTCATGATTAAATTCTTCAAAAGCTTTAGCTAATTTAATCTCTACTACTGATAATCTCTCACCAAGTCTATTTAGCTGGTTATTATTAGCATTCGTATGTTCATGACAAAGATTTATAGACTCTTCCATCTCGCTATCGCGCTTAAGGTTATCTTCCTGTTTTTTCTCCAGAATAGATAATCGCTGTCTAATACCAAACAATTCACCATCTCGTCCCTTAGTATCTTCGAATTCTTTAGGCTTAGAAGCATTATAAATCTTATGTTCTAAATTACGTAACTCTCCAGTTGTGATACCAGCAAACTTTCCTAAATCGTCTAGTTGCTCAGTGTGTTTAGCTACTTGACCGTCTAATAAATCAAATTTAGCGGATGATTCTTCTAATAGGATCCCGTGCAAGTTCAAATTATTTGTCATAATCTCCAAAGCATCTTTGGTTTTTTTCTCCAGTTTCATTAATCCTCTAAATGTTGTATAGTTCTGACCTTTTAAATCACCAAGTTTAACTTCATCGAACAAATCCAACTCACTCTTCAATACAGATATCCTTGCTACTAACATTAAGTTAATAACGATACTCATTAAGGCTATCGCTAAAGCAACAACCGCTACTAATAATACTTCATTCATTTTTTAAAGTCTCCTTCTTTCATAGTTAGATACGGCACTCCATCAGAGTATAGAGTAACCGTACAATCTTCCTTCGCATTTTTTACCACATCGCACTGTTGTTTTAGTCGTGCTACACATTTTTTCTCACGTTTTATAGCTCTTTGTAGCTCATCGCATACACTTTTCATCTTCTCGATTCTACGAGCATGAACAACTTCCATAACGTACATACAGACACAGACCACTGCTATTAGAGATATGACAAACGTGACTAAGTCGATTTGAATATCCATTATTTCACCCTTCTCTTGTTTGTGTACGGGTTATTACTAAATAACTCTGCAGAATAGTTTAGCTCATCTAACTGATTACGGATAGCGTCGTCAGTTTCGTATAAATCCTTAGAATACTTAAGTATATCCTCTTCCGTGACCAAATAAGTAACTGATGAACTAGCTCTAGTTACAGTCTCATAGCTTTCGTACTTCTCGTAATAAGCTATACCGTTATTGATGTCCTCGTTATAGAAATGATGTATATAACCGTCGATATCCATATATCTAAAACCATTATCCGCTGTAAGACCTGTGAAAAGTTTACAATTATTAGCTAAACATATCCATTTGTCCTTATACTTAAGATACAGACCACTACCATACTGAACTAGGTCATCTGATTTTACTCTATCAAATTTAACTGTTCTCATTTCGCATCCTCCAGACTATCTAAGCGCTCAATATTACCTTTAATATCTCGGAACGCACCAGATAAATAACTACTGATATCTCTAACTGTCTCAATAGTCAATATATACTCGTTTTGGAATCTTCGGTTTGTGTAGGTACGGACTCTAATTTCGTCAATATTTTCATCCCAAACTAAAGATTTAGTCCATCGCTCACAGTCTTTATACATAATCTTCTTACCATTATCAAGTATTTTAAAATCTGAAATGTCCATGTCTATACAATACCATCGACCATAAAGCTTCATGTATACGTCGTTATTACGAACTACAGTATTGTCAACGTCAAAAATGTAGTCATTCATAATTATCATCTCTTTTTCCTAAATAACATCCACAACACAATTAACAGTATAAAGAATTGTGTATTACTCATAATATCCGTCTCCCTCAATCACATAAGTATCTTCAGTACCTTCGTTCACATTATCATACTCAATAACATCTGGTAGACCGAAATTAGTTTCGCTTCTAACCGCATATCTATTAGCACTCATCAGCTTAAGAGCCTCACCATTCATTTCAGATAAAATGTTTTCAACATCTGCAAATAATTTTTTAGCGTGGTCGCTATTTTTAATTAACGCCTCAATACTCCATAAGTACTCGGCATTAACATATTTTCCAATAACAGTCTCTACGTTTTCCATACGCATGTAGAATCCATTAACCGTGTAGAATACATGTTTAGTCCTATTATGTTCGGTTACTGTGAATACTCCTTCGCCGTACACAGTGTCAAAATCGAATTCCTTAGCATTCTTAACGAATAAATACCAAACATTATCTACTCTAACATATAAGTTTTTATCGACTAATCGTAAGTCCTCTTTCTTAATTTTATCAAATCTAAATCTCATTGTTTTTGTCTCCTTTATAAGTTTTTAATTATTTTTTACGTAACATTAAGATGATAATGATGATTAATAAGAAGTATAACATGTCCATCCACCTCACTCCTTGTATAGTTTTTTGTAGAATGATCTTTCGTTGAATTTTTTCTTATCCTTAAGTACACGAGCTATTGCTAAATCAATCGTAGCTCTAGACTTAAAGTGGTAGTAATATAAATCCTTATATGGTGTGTTCATACGGTCTATCCGTCCAGTTGACTGGTGAAGGATTTTATAGGAATATGTCTGCGAGTAAAATACCATCGTATCAGTCGTCGTGCAGTTCCAACCTTCTGCTCCTGCAGTGTACTGAACTAGATATACCCATTGTTCTGTCTTAGGTACATCTTGGTGTTTGTGTCCGTTCCACTCAGCTACAGTCACATCCGGACCATAATATAAACTCTTCAACACCTCTAACTCATAGTCGAAGTTATAGAAGACAATCACTCTAGGATTTTTTTCTACTATTTTTAATAACTCTATTTGTCTACTCTCGTCTGAATTGACTAGCTTGCGTAATAAATAGCAAAGCTCAGCCACATTGACGATTGGTTTGTTCTCATATACGTTCCAACGGTTTTTCTGTAAATCCTTATATAGTATACGGTCATGCTCGACCATTATAGTCTCATGATGAGCTACTGTCTCACGTTCGAACGGCATATCTACGAGAATTCGCTCTCTCATGCGTTCTAAGCGCTTTGTGCCAATATACCTATCAATTTGTGGGAATTTACTGAAACGTTTGTATATGATGTGTTCTCGCTGAAATTCTGAGCGATTTTTAAAGAATCCGTTAGCCACGAACACTGGAATATAGTCAGACCAGTTATCGCCCGGTGTAGCACTCAGTAATATCCAATGATTTGATTTGGAAATCTTAAGGAAGGCTTTAACCCAAGCTCCTCCTCCGACGATTCGTTGCTCGTCGAATATGAAGAAAGCATTACGTACATCTTTGTACTTTCCGATATTATTCCATGAGTCTACTATAATGTTGTGGTCATACATACTGATTTCCTTATGTCTAGTCATAAGAAATACTCCAAGTTCGTCTTCCCACTCTAACGAGTCCCTTTTTTTCGCTGTGGTGATAATATATAAGTCTTTCGGAGGGTCTCCCATTGGGATATACTCGTCTTTACTTAATTTACCACCTTGCTGGGTGAAGTAGTACGCTAGAGCCGTTCGTGATTTTCCACTACCAACTCCGCCGCACAATATACATCCATTCTTCATTTTCGCTACAGCTTCTTCTTGATGTTCAAATAACGATACTCCTCTAGTCACGATTACCTCCTTCCCGGAAAATTACCCCACGAGAATTTTTCCCATGGGGTTTTTCAGATTAAGCTTCTTCAAGATCGGCATATTTGTCTGCGAATTCGTCTTCGTTAATAGTGATATAAGCAGTTTGTAAATAAGCTTTAGTTCCAGTCTTGCCATTTACTTCCCAGTCGTACGGAGTGACTGTCAAGTCCACTTTTGCAATATTCGCATAGTCTACCGTGTTAATATTATCTTCATTTAATCTAGTCTTTTTACGACGAGTTATCAACATTACTTTTGGTGGAATGTTATCGAAACGTACAGTTACTGGTAACCAATGAATAACCTCAGGAGTATCATCGTAATCGTCATTATTTTTTGGAGTTAATTCTTTGATATTCCAACTATCTTCTGCTAACTGTTGAGCTACTTCAGGATCCTCAATAATCAATCCGAAGTTACGGTCTCCTTTACGATTATATTTTTCCTCACGTCCTTCAAAGTTTCTAAAGATTAAACGTGCGTTTTCCATTACAATGTTACTTTTTGCCATTTTTAATTCTCTCCTTTATATTAGAATAGATTTTCTCCAAGCATTACTTCTTCATAATTTTCTTCTCTTGGATATGGGTCGATTGAGCGGAACCACTCAAAGTCTCCATACTCAGATATAGCTTCCATAGCCTCGTTAGCTAAGTTGATGAAATATGACTTATCGATTCGGTCTTGTAAACCTAACTCAGTCACCATTTCAGATTCCATCCAGCGATATCCTTTAGTTCCGTTTACAGCATCATATTTGCCATGTCGCTCAGCTAACAATACGCCTGCGTTAACTCCGCTTACCATAGGACAGAATTGTCCCACTTTTCCGATAAATACTCGATCATGACAAGTCTCAATCTCAACCTCAAGTCTATCTTTCTCCGCATCATAGAATTCTTGAGTGATTTGACCCTTGTCTAATTGACGACGAAGTTTGGCTAATCGTTTAACTAAATCTGTATCGTCTTGTAACTTCTCATTCATATCTAAATATATTGCCGTACGAACTTGCTTCACATCGCATAAGTCTTCAAACGTGATAGGTTGACCAGTAAATAAAGTCTTGAACACATATGGCACTTGGAACTGCTTACCAGTAGCAGTCCACCAGATATCCTCACCAGTCTTCTTATCTTTATGTGGTGTCATATACTTAGCGATATAAGTTGATTTGTTAACTAAACACAATCTATCGTAAGTGTCCTCGTGCTCGAAAGTATATCCGTAGCGACTACCGAATTCAGAAATGAAGTCGATTTGTTCTTGTGTAGCATCAGCAATCTTGATAGAGTCTGTCTTAATATGAATTACGTTCATACCGCGCTCTTCACAAGCTTTAAGTAAATCTACCATGAATAAGGCTCCACGTTTAGCTACAATATTGTCGTGGTTACGTTTGTCACGGAATGCGTTCTCGTATGCTGTACATGTTAAGCCGTAAACGCTGTTAATTGCCGTTTTTAAGGCCGTAGAGAGGTCTTTAGAGCTTAATTCTCCTGATTGTACCTTAGCTACATAAGGCATCAATTTACCATCTAGAATCGTCTCTAGAGCCTTCCAATCCTCGTGTTTAATTGCCACACGAGCCTCTACTAATTGATAATATATAGTCGTGTACTTAAGTCCTAACAGAAGTTCAGTAATAAGACTATGAGGATGCATAGAAGCGACGTCTAATAATGCTACGTTCGAATACATTCCCGGTTTATGGTATACATAACCGCCCTCGCCAACCTCTATACCACGATATGTCGATTTACCCCATTCTTTTTTATAGCCCGGGAAATATGGAAGTAAGCTTTGAGCTTCTCCGTGTCTTTGTTTCATCATACCCGGAGCTACTTTCTTTAAGAATTCGATTTCATCTTCAGATAACTCGAATACAGGCTCTGCTAAGTTTCTATATTTAAACGAGCTTTGCGGTTTACGATTATCCTTGAAGATTAGTTTAGTAGATAACGCATTAGTCGTATCGTTTACAGTCATGCCTGTAAGTGATGCTAGGATTTCTCGAGCAATCCAGTCAGCTTTCAAATACTCAAATGCTTCTTCTGTAGAATATACGTCGTTATCGCAGTACTCGGATACCTTAGGCCACATATTCTCTGGAACTGGTTTGTCCCATGGTAAACCTAACTCTTGGTGATGTATTCCCATTTTTACTTGTAAAGCCTTCAAACTCATTTTGTTTGCAGCAGATGCAAAGTCGTAAGTATCCGTATAGGAAATGTTATAGGCCTCGCGGAACATAGCGTCTTTATCGCCATTAACAATACGTTGAGATAACTCATATATCTGCTGGTTATCATAACCTAACATTCTAGCATACAGAATATGATTGTCGTATCGTCTAACATTATGACCGACCAATTTAAGTTTGACTAATTTCTCAATCTCGTAAGGACTAGGGTTAATTAAACGAACCATTTGTTTATCTTTACCTTGGAATTTCCAGTTTACTAATAATAAGTTTGGAAACACCTCGATGTCGTAGAATGCTAATTCGTCGCTAACAATATAATCTTCACCATTAATAGATGGTTCTTCCGAATGGAATTTCATACCTCCGACCAATTTTAAACATACGTCTGATTGGTTCGTACTATTTGCTGCGAAAGCTATAATCGATTGTCTCATGTCCGAAACATCGTAAGTCATACCGCTCTCGTATGCATCTTCTAAAATCTTAAATATGAAGTTGACACTTGGCGCTGTGGCATTGTGTATCTCCTTGTTAAGATTTCGTTTAATAAGGGTTCTAAGAGCAGCTTCGTTCTTAAAACCTTCAAAGTTTATCATTTTATCAGCTCCCTTAAGTGGTAATATACCCTCAGAAATATGAGCTATCTCATCTGTCGTACAGAGAGTTAACTGTCTACGCAGTGAGCTATTACCGGTATACACTTTCACTTCAATGTTATCATCATAGATTCTACTTAACTTATTGACATCTCCGTCGTAAATATAGTGTAGATGCACCCCATTACCACTACGACTTACTTCGGAGTATGTCTTAGGCCACTTATTAGCAGCCTCCACATTGAGTTCTAGGGATTTGTTACCACTCGAGTCTTTTAAATCGAAGTCGATAACAATATGATTCTCTGGAACCTTAACATAGTGTAGTCTAGACGTATCTAATGATGATAAAGTCTCCTTAACATTACTCCATTTTTTGGTAGGTGTTCCGTCGTTCGTAGCGTACTGAGCCAAACTGTCAGAATATGTCTTGTCGAACAATGACTCAGTCTTCTCGAATTTGATTGTCGGAATATCACCTTTCTCAATTTTAACTTTTTCAGTCTTGCGCCACTCTTCGAAACGGTCTGTAATGAAACCTTTGAAATATGAGCGTGCACGAGTTCCGTCAGGTAGCGTATATCGTTCTTGATATTCTTTGAAGTAGTTTTTCAACTCTTCCTTAAACACACGTTGAGTGTAAGGATATGGAACATTAGCCTCATCGTTGAAGTTCTTATATAACTCCCACGCAGTTTTTAACGAAATACCATCGTCTTTCTTGAATTGTAAATAACACTCACTCATAAAGTTATAGAAGTCGTTAGTCGCATCTAACATCGTGATTGGGATATAATCATCGTATGCTTCAGGATCTTCTAAATATACTTCCATACAGTGATAAGCAATCGCTCCTAATTCGAATTTGACACGGTCCATTAACTCTCGATAATCTTTACGTGCTAACAGTCTCCCAGTAGGTGAAACATCAATAAGTCGTCTGATGATACCTGACCGCGAGTCTGTAATTTTTACAGGTTTGTTCGTACCCATAATAAGGAATGATTTGAAGGCACTCTGATAAATAGATTTATGCTTCTCATTGACTGGCATAGCTTCGTGAGAAATCAAACTGTTCAATCTTGTGTTATCCTCAATACGAGATAAATCACCGTCGTGCTGAATAGCTACCATTGGGTTATTTTTGAACGGCTCTAAAGAGAATTGGTTGTTAGCTGTTCCCAAATCCTTAGCATTAAACATCGTCGTATACCCAGTGAATAACTGTTGGATAATATTGATGATTGTAGATTTCCCTGTACCATGCGAACCATACAGAACCATAAATTTTTGTAATTTCTTAGAGTCACCAGTGACAATTGAACCGATAGCCCATTCTATCTTATGTCTCTCTCCTTCGTCATATAAAGTTGAGATGATTTTGTCATACGCATCATGAGACCCTTTCTCTAATGAATAAGGGAGTTTCTTACTAGCGTAATCGCTCTTGGTGACTTCTGTGTTAGCGAAGACTATATTTTCGTCAAGTACTTTATAAGTATCGCGCATCTGTTTCTGACAATATTTATGCCAAACGTCAATCATACCAGATGAACTATCCCATAAATATTTGACTCGAACGTCGCCTTCGACTCTATTTTTGTAGTCTTCGTAATATCGTTTAAGCTCCATATCAATAGCTTGAATAACATCCCATTCATCTGTTGACCAGAGTCCTTTCGATTCAATCCAAGCTGCATAGAAATCGCCCCCTCGAATAAGTAAATCTTGAGTTCTACCGACAATGAACTTAGGATATATCTCGACTACGTCCTTTTTAATCGATTTAGTTGAAATCTTTAAGAAATCAAACATTACATTTCGCTACCTCCTTTCTTTATTTTTACATGAATTCGTCTAGGTACCAATTTGCTTGTACCCATAGCTCTTCATTTCTTAAATCTCTTCCATGAGTATTACGTACTCTAAATAAGCTACCTTTACCGTCTGGTTGATAGTCTCCGTCTAAGAAATTACGAATAACCATATCGACATAATCTTGGTCATAGGCGAAATCGTCCATATCGATTAGTCCCATGTTATCAATCATACTCCAAAATAACAACGCACTACGGTCTCCATATTCTTGACTGCACATAATCTCTCGTTCGCATCGCAGAACTAGCGCTACCATCATCTCGAGCATGGTACATTGCATCACATCAATATAGTTAGCAATCTCATGGTCGCTCACATTACGATCATAACCGTAACGATATCGCATGTCCACACCGTCAGCCGCTCGATTTTCGTCCATAGGTAGCGTAGAGTCATACTGCCACATGAATAAGCGATTCAATAATTTGTTATACTTTAAATGGTTATCGTCTTTAATATGATTCTTCAACCATAGAAGATATGCTCTGTGATCCGGATTAATCAATGTATACCACCTCCATTCTGTTCTAAATATATAACTTTAATTAATCTTCATCTCTAATAGCCTTAGTCATTTCTAAGAACTCTTCATAAGTTTGGTCTTCTTGGGTAATCTCGTACAGATTGCCTTTCAGATAGTTTTTAACAGTGAATTCTGTCTCACCATCTTTAAGTCTCTCATGTGCTTCTTTACCAATATGATCGTCAATATCCTCAAGTACCTCTGAGTACTCGTCAATGTAAACGTCATCTTTAAATCGAGTTACTCCGTAATAATCGAAGTCGTTAGAGTCTAATACGAAACCGTCGTTAGAGTCTAATACGAAACCGTCGTTTGACACAATCTCGATATCTTCATTATCGTCTTCTTCTGTTTTTTCTTCGACTTTCTCGGACTCAGACTCTTTGTCAGCAATATGATTACCTTCTTCGAAATGATCTTTAAGTTTAGTCAAATCTAATGGTTTTAAACCTGATTCAGTAAATTTATAACCTTTCGAGATTTCACTATATTTCTTATAATCTGTCATAGGAATAACTTTGTCGTTAATCTCTTTAAGTTCTTTTCCAGCTTTTTCAATAATTTCTCTAGCTTCTTTCGTTGCATTTTCGATTACAGAACCTTTGTCTTCTACTTTTTTCATAGTTACAGGATAATACTCAGTAACAGTTACCACCTCAGGGTGTTTTTTCTTGTAAATATACATTGCTCCAGCACCAGTTGCGACCCCAACTAGAAATGCTGAAATTAGTTGTAAATTGATTCTCATAATATAGTCTCCTTTATTATTTGGTTGAAAAGTAGTGATTACCCACCTGCTCCATAGGCGTTCCAAATTCGTGGAAATAATCGGTTCTGAAATATATAACTTCAGAATTCGTACGATTCTGGATTTCGTCCACTACTAATTTAAATGCGTCTTCTAGTTCTGAAAATAACTCAATGCGCCCATCCCATGCTGGGGAGTAATGATATGGTTGATAAATAACGTCGTATACTGTATTAGGAAAGTCTTCAGACTCCAATCTGTTTAATACTGTATCAATAACTAGTCGTTTTCCCATCTCAGGCTCTCCCTCAGCTTCAGCTAGAACCAATTTAGCAATTAAAACCGCATCATCCATTGTGATAAGGTCTGAATTACTAATATCATTCACCTCAGTTATTGTGGTTGTAGTAGTTTCGTTCGTACGGACTATAATATAACTTTTAGTTGTATTCTCTCCAGCACTAACAGATTTGTCCTGATAAATAATCCCGAACATCGCCATCATAAAGCCTAAAGCGACTAACACGAAACCCGGGTCCTTCAGCATATTTTTTAAATTACTTTTCATAAATTAACCCCCTAGGAAAATTTCCCTCAGCTTTTTTAGAGCCAAGGGATTTCATAATTTGTAGGTGCATTGATGTCTACCATTCAAATATAGTCTAAGATTACCCCGTCTACATTGAAATCTAATAAGATTCTAGACTCATAGCCGTTCACGAAGTCTCTAGCTTTCTCATTGTCATCATTGTAAATACCGAAGTCTACGAAGTTATCCCCTAATGGTTGGCCCTCATCATAAATCCAACCTACTTGTTGCCCTGCTGCCGTACGTGGAATACCCAACATGTCGTACACTTCATTTAAGAATAAGTGACGTTTCGCTCGTAATAAATCGTTTGCGTGTTGTTCTTGCATACGTAGGAACATTAAGTTATATTCCGGATTAGACTTCCAGTCTGGACAAGATTCATCGAAATAACGAGCGTAGCTACTTGCGTATAGTTTAGATGGTTGGTCAGTTTCTTCTACAGCAACTGCTTCTTCACCTTTTTGTTTAACAGCTTTATCCACTTTCACACCTGTTAATAGTTCACGGTCTACTTCTTTCCCGAATTGATCCACGACACGTCCACGATATTCTTTAAACCCTCTATCAATAGTAGCGTATGCCGCAGCTAATCCAGCGTTACGTTTAGACAGAATATTGTGTGAGCCGAAGAAACATAACAATGATGCTGTACCTAAAATAATAGTAGGAGCATACAATTTAGTTAAGTCCCAGCCAGTTCTAATATAAATCTTAGTTAAATCTTGAACTTTATCTTGTTGTGTGTATCCGTATTGTTTTTGCGACTCTTCACTTTCCATAATTTCATGGATTTTTTCGATTTGTTGTTTAGGTTTCTCTAAAACCTCTTCTAATTTAGTAGTAGCTTTACATCCAGCCACAACTGTAGCTACAAAACCGACAGTCCCAGCTACTAATAACATTTTAGGACTGTGTTTTTTACCCTTCAGCAATGCAGTATTCGCTGCTGCTACAAATTTCTCTTTAAAACTCATTTTACATTTCTCCTTTAGTTTCAATATGATTGATTAAATGATTAGCGTACCAGACTAATTTACGTAAATCCTCTACGCCGTTTTTTCGTTTCCAGCGACATGCGTACTTAATAATGTTCGCAGTGTCACTAGCCTCGATTCCCTTTAGATCATTTGTAAATTCCTCGATTACATCGATTGTTTCTATTTTTCCAGATTGATAATGCTCTGGGTGATTTACCATTTCCATAAATAACCCCCCCCTATAAAGCAATAAACCTTGGCATTCTGATAATAAATTTACGTCCATATGGAATGACCGATACTCTAGTTAAATCTTTCCAACCGTAATTATTATCTGTGAAATCCCCATCAATGCCGACTAAGTCATATAAGTCAGCAATAGTCGCTTGATTATATTGGTCTACTAAAGCTTGAAGTTGATAAATAACATTCTGAGAGTCTGTGTAAGTATCTACCTCGATCTCAATAATATCATTACCTTTAAGTCGTTTAGGTTGATTCACTGTCTGATTTGAAAAGTTATTATACGAAACTCTCGACGCGTTAGTGGAACTCTTTGACGGCTTGTAATCATTACCATATAACAGCTGATTAATACCACTAGTTACTAGTTCCTGAATAAGTCTCTTAATGTTTGGGACTAACACATCTGATAGTAAATATGACTTCACACTAGATGCGTCCTCAGAGACTAGGAAATCAAAGAATCCTTTCTTTTTAAGTTTAGCTTGGCCTGATACAATTTTCTGCGCTTTAGGTTTTTCCGCTAATGCGTTATTTTCCATCTTTGTTTTGTAAGAGTTGGATTCTAGTACCATTCACGTTTCCTCCATTTTCTCCAAAGTTACCAAATTGCTCTCTCCATACCGAAGTATACTTGGCCGCATCTACGAGATTATCCATAGATTTTTTCTGAGCTTTCCAGAATAAGAACGCGCCTCCACACCAAGCTAGAGCTGCAACCATAAGTTTTGTCTCATCATTAAATTTGATTTTCATAATATAATCTCCTTTCTTAACAAAAAAAGAGAAATGCGTGTTAAGCATTCCTCCTTCTTTAAAGCTATTCAATTACTTTTAGTCTTCGTTAGACTCATCCGTTTCAGTTTCATCGTAGTCGATTGAAGGATCATCAAGTGGATTTCCGTTTCCGTCGTGATCTCCGTATTCGTCATCAGATTCAGTTTGTTTTGCTCCGCTAGTTGCTTTGGCAACTAAAGCTACTAATGCTCCTGTGCCAGCCACAACTGCTGTTACAATACCAATCTTCTTCCAATTTGGTTTACGGAATTTCGCTACATAAACAGTTTCTCCGTTTGCTAATACTTCTTTCTTAGTTTCGATTAAATTTGACATGGTAGGTTCCTCCTTAAGATTTTTAGTTTTTGTTTACCTTCCATTAAACGAGTTGTAAATATTGCGAGGCTATATATTACCATACACCATAAGTAGGCAATGCAGTGTAGTCTAGCACTAAACATGGCGTTCCATCGTCAGCGATATGAGAACTAAACTCGATATCCATACCGCCTTTGTCAATAGCCCAACCCATATCGTTACCAATAGCGATTGTCTCTAATCCTAAGTCAATATAAAACTCATTCAGACTGACCCAGTTTTCGATAAACATCTTTTGGTTTACATCATTCACGATTCGTCTAATCTTTTCGATATTCGATTTGAAATATCGTCCTGACACACTATCGTAACATAACGAGTCTCCGCCTCCAGTAATAATAACTTGAGATTTACTTACTGGATTTTTCTCGATTTGTGCTTTAGCTACTTCATCACGAACTTGTTGTTCTTTATTTTTACCGAATTTCTCGATCACTTTTTCTTTATATTCTTTAAAAGCAGTCTCGGATAACGTATAAGCAGTCGCAATAGCAACACTTCGTCTGTGACTTACATTATTCGCTCCAATAATACATGCTGTAGACAGTCCGAATGCGATAGCTGATGGCGCATATACCGTCCAGACAGCTTTCACTTTCTCAACTACTGTCAGATTTACATCTTCAGGCTCTAATTCTAAAGTCTCAGCTTTATTTTCTTTAGCCTTCTCCATTAGTTGTTCAGCTTTAGGTACGGCTTTTACTGCAAATATAACAGACGTTACCATACCAACTAAACCAGTAGCGATTAATATCTCTGGCGTACGTTTTTTCGTGAATTGTTTAATACTAGTTACTAGATTCATTTTTATTCTCCTTTACGACTTCGAAATCTGGTTCTAACCATACGATTTGTCTGTTTAATTCTTCGTCCGTACGTTTAGTTTGACTGAAACCATATAATTTAGTATTGATATATTTTCCATTCAACACCTCGTCTAAATCAATTAAAACACCTCCATCTTTAAAAGGAGGACTGTTGTAACGGCTAACTACAAATTGTTTCCTATTACCTTCAAATATAAATCGTCCTCCCCAATGTCTTGATGGGTCGTACTCACTAACATAATCTGATGTGAACTCTATACCTTCGTCAGTATATTTTATATCTCGAATACGAGTTCCGGCAAATACCTTATGCCACTTACCTCCTATACAAACGTGTATAATATCGTCTAATACCTTAGTATTACCTTCAAATATCTTTTGATTGAGTAATCTTATTGTCATTAAATCGTCTCCTTTATCTTAATTCGTTTCCTAGTCTAATATTTAAATTTTGCAATAGAAGCTGTGCAGATATATTACCCATTAAGAAATCCTTCTCTAGTTCGAATACCTCAGGAATACTAAGTTTAATAATCTCATGTAATATATTCTCAGTATTGGTATCGTGCTCTATATCCATAATAATCCCTCGACACATCATATGTACCGTAAATCTAGTACATTCATCGAAATAATTATAGAAATCGAATGGTAACACATGCCAGTTAGTACCTTTAATTTTATAAAACACAAAACATCCGACTTGATGAATTTCGAAATCTTCATTTTTTAAAGGTAAATCTTTTTCAACCCCATATACATGAAAATGGTCGGTGAAATAAGTATTCTCTAATAAAACTTCAACTCTATTCATGACTCTCAACTTCCTTAACAATATCTTTTCTACCTATAGCTGTCCCAGAGTATCTATTTAAGAACTCAACGACCGAACCCTGCTTTCTGTTTTCTAAAGTTTCTCTACGATTTCGTTCAATAAGCATTCCGTATTTATCGAATCCAGCTACGACTAATACCGCTTCAGGTCTTCTTCCATGGATTATCCATCTCATCCCAGATTCTTCGAACACTAGTTTATAACCCACGAAAAATCAGAATTAACAGTTACTTTAATCATTATTTTCATCTCCTTTATTATAATCTGGTCTATTGTAGATATCATCGTTTAACATATTGTATAATCTAAGACCCTCTTGATCATCTTGTAAAATTTGATTAGATGCGTATTTGAATGTAGCATATGGTAATGGGAAGTCATACAAGATAATTCCTTCTTTGGAAAAAGCTGTAGTATGAACAAATCCATCACCTTTATCCGACTTTTCATTATACTGAGATTCTATACCATCAGTTCTTAAAATAGTTATAGTATGTCTTTCTAGAATGATATGTTCGGTCTCATTCGCTCTATTAAGAATATACCAACCGTCATCTAACCAAACAAATATACGCTTTCCAAACATGCAAATATCCAGTTCCATTAGTTATTACTCCCTTCATATTTAGCGATTTCGTCTACGGATTTATAGTTCAACCAATTCCAAATAAACATACCCTCAGCATCATCACTAAGATTTTTTACCGACTCTTTCTTAATATCGTCATAAGTAACACGGTTGTTAATCATTAGTGGGAATGTGTCGCTGTCAAATATAGTCAGCACAAACTCTGACAATTCTTGTTGATGCAACTCGTCGTATTGTAGTTCCACTCCGTCTCTTTGGATTATACTAAATCCTGTACTTTCAATACAAATCTCTTTCGTTCTACTAACTTTATTTACTAAATACCAGTAATCGTCTAGTTTTAGAAATAACCTATTTTCGATTAAATTAACTTTAGTTTTCATATGTAACTCTCCTTCGCATTTTTGTTTATATTAACTTAAATAATCTACTGATGGTTCAAATGGAAATTCAACTTGATAGTATCCCGGCATGTCGTCATCGTCAGACTCAACATATCTATGGATAATATCAACCCAAGCGTATCCGTCATCGTTGTATTCAGACCAACCAATAGTAGCCCCTTCTACCGTAGGTTCTAAGCCAACTAATGTATAATAATCGTTTAAAGATACGTATCCTCGTAAGATAAATAGTCGGTTAAATTGATAACCAGCATTCATCATCTCAATAGGACGTCTCTTAAACCATCGGTTCGCATACTCATCGTAATATAATAGTTCGTCGTAATCGTTCTCACTCATGAATTGAATAGATTCACTATATTCTTTCTTACGAATAGTCATATACTCGTCCGGATGTTTTTCGTAATAATCTTTCTTAATTTCTTTATACTTAGCATCTAAAGCCGCGTATGCTGCAATAAGAGATAACTGTCTCTTCTGAGACAAGAACGAACCACTTAGAATACACCCGATAGTAGCCACACCACATACGATTGTTGGTAGATATAAACCAAACGTATTGACAGTCTGTTGTGGTTTCTCATAGAATAAGTCGTATTCAATAAAGTCTGGTGTCTCAGCCTCTAACTTACCGAGTTTCTTACCAGCATCCGATGCTAGTTTGGCAGTAAGAATAACACCCGCCGCCCCTAAAACTGATAGGATAAGCGGGCCGTGTTTCTTCAATGTGTAACTCGTTCGACTAACGATTTGTTCTATTTTCATTTCTTCCAATCCCTTTCTATATCAGTTTCTCTAACTCTCGTAAGAGCCTCGCCAAAATATTCAGGTTTACTATTGACTTTTTGCGTACTCATTCTCACAATATCTTTTATTGTGTAGAACTCATGCTCAATAAATTTGCCGTGTCTGGTATATTCATCTTTGGTAACTGCTATACCATTCTCGCGCTCGCCAAGTATAATAGTAAATACATCTTTAAGTTGCGGCATGAATGATTCACATTTGATACGAATACAGATTGAGTCAGCCTCAATATCTAACACACCATCACAAATATAGTACCAATTACTGCCGATTAAACCGTATACATGGTCGTCTAATATTCTTATACGTTTTATATGAAGCATAAATATCACCTCCTAATATCCTTGAGTTTGAGAATTCATTATATCTAATAATTTTCGCTCTGACTCTGAATAAGTTTTTTCAGCGTCCAGATAGTTTTTATAAGGATTAGTCCAAAAATGGTAAGGTTCATCATCTTTGTTGATTAGATTGATATCTATACCACTATCGACAATTCTAAATAAACTCTTAGTATAATCCATATCAGGGTTTTTAATTTTAACAATAAGCGTACCCATTCCATACTGTATAGTATAAGCTTCCACATTACGAGCCAATATAACCCATCGATGACCACTTAAGTTGGCGTATAGACGACCATTTTCTAAGTGTAAATTACCATAAGAATATCCTCCTTACTTTTTTAACTTTGATTCGTTGAGTTCTTTTTGTAGTCGCTCGATCTTATT